GCCGAGACGAAGAAGCGGCCGAGTGCAGCAGCCCCGAAGAAGGCAAAGGCCAACGGTGACGGTGGGAAGGGGCGGGGTGGGAAGGCGTCAGACCTATTCCGCAAGATCTTCAGCACGGATAAGCCGGTGCGTCGGGCGGACGTGGTGGATCGGTTGGTGAAGGAGGGCGGGGTGAACCCGGCGACTGCCGTTTCCTATATCGCGTGGGCGAAGCGGCCCATCAAGAACAAGATCAAGAACCCCTTTGGTATCCGCATCGTGGCTACCAAGGACGACAAGGGCACCAAGTGGCTCAAGCCTGCTTAAGGTGATTAATGGCACCGTTCTTCAAGGACACAGCGCCTAGCGGCACTCATCTTGTGCTCTCCCAACTGGGGCGCCAATTCGGCGCCCCTCCCTTTTCTATCCTTGATTCGCGTATCAAGTGGTGGATGGAGCGCAAGCGGGTATGGCGGTCGCTAGGGATTCGTGGCGAAACTGGGCGCGCGACAAAGGAGGGCCGCGGTAAGTTCCTTGAGTATGATCTGATGCGGCAGAAGACATACTCAAAAGCAAAGCAGGGTGGCCCCGTAAAACACAGGACCCATCACCGCGAGCAATACGACTTGGACGGGTACAGCACCAGTGTATTCGACCCAGTGCTTGCCGAGTTGATGTGCCGGTGGTTTTGCCCGTCAGGTGGTGTGGTACTCGATCCCTTTGCCGGTGAGAGCACCAAGGGTCTTGTGGCGAGTAGCTTGGGCTACCAATATCTGGGTGTCGAACTCAGGCAGGAGCAGATCGACGTCAACCGCCAGCAGGCGGAACGCCTCGGTTTGAACCCGGTTTGGGTTTGCGGGGATAGCATGAATATCCGCAAGCTGGTGCCGCACGGGCTCATGGCCGATCTGATATTCACATCGCCACCCTACTATGATTTGGAGGTTTACAGCAGCGCAGAGAGCGACGGGTCGACGAAACAGACCTATGAGGAGTTTCTGGATTGGTACACCCGCATCTTTCGACGGTCGGTAGCGCTGCTGCGGGAGGACCGCTTTGTTGTGGTGAAGGTGGGTGAGATACGCGACAAGGCTACCGGCATCTACCGCAACTTTGTTGGCGACAACATTCACCTCTTCACCAATATGGGGCTCCACTACTACAATGAAATGATTTTGATCACTGCTGTGGGGAGCATGCCGGTCCGAGTAGGCAGATGGTTCCGTGCAATGCGCAAGGTTGGCAAGATACATCAGAACGTACTCTGCTTCTTCAAGGGTGACCCCAAGCATATCAAGGAGGTGTTCCGTGGAGCTGTTTGAGTTTCGTGATCGTAAGGCGGTGCGCGCTGAGGTGATTAGGACGCACTGCAAGTCGGCTGGCTATGACGGCTGTGTTTGCTTCAGCAGTGGAAACTCATCCCGTGCTCTGCGCTCGCTTGGGCTGTATACCATTGACATCAGCCCAACGGGCCAACTCACTGCCAACGGCTGGTGGCCGGTTGACCATGTCCACCGTGCCTGGCCGCACTTGTTTGATGCGACTAGCGGCCACCTTCCGTTGCCATTGATGGTTGAACTCGCTCGGGTGTACCAGGCGTCCCTGCGGCCCATCGAGCCTACATATGCTGTACCGACTGGTAGTGGTGAGACGATCCTGGCACTGAAGATCGCCTTCCCTGATATTAAGTGGGTGGCCCACTATTCCACGGGCATAAAGGGGGCTTACTACGACAGTAGGTCGCCGCTGAACATGGTGGTAGCGGCCTTGTTTCCGTTCATTCGGCAGGATCACGAAGGAGAGTAAAGTGAAGATCAAACGGAAGGAACTTCTATCAGCCCTTGGGATGGTAGAGCCCGGCCTGTCTAGCAAACTCATTCTGGAGCAGTCCGACTGTTTCGTGTTCCACCGTGGGTTGGTGGTGACCTTCAATGATGAGATCATGGCATCGGCCCGGTGTGATATTGGTTGTGACGCGGTTGTTGGGTCGGCCGACTTCCGGAAGGTCGTGTCCAAGTTCCCAGACGATGAACTGGACATCGTGCAGCGCAAGGGTGAGTTGGTGGTGAAGGGGGACCGACGTAGCGCCGGCCATCTTTGCTCCGCTGAGATTCACCTGCCCATTGATGCCGTGCCCGCCCCACCTAAGAAGAGCTGGTCACCAATTGGCGAGGGCATTGCTGATATACTTCGGCAGGCGGCAGATGCCTGTGGCAGCGATGAGTCCCAGAACCTGTCAACGATGGTGAGTGTGACTCCAGGTAGGATCGAGGCCTGCGACAACTACCGGTTGTTCAGATACGATGGTGACCACGGCTTCCAAAATCCAGTTCTCATTCCCGCTGCGAGTGTGCGAGCCATATCAGGACGCGGACTATCAACCGTGGCGATGGGGGAGGGGTGGGTCTATTTCAAGACGGATGCCGGTGCTGTGTATTCGGTGCGCTGCTCTCACGAACCATACCACGAGGGGACGGACAAGCTCTTGGAGCTCGATGGCGGCGAGCGGGTGCGCATGCCTGCTGAGTTGGGTGGGATCATCGACCGAGCACTTGTGATGAATGAGAGCGGCTTCGACAGTAACATCACGGTGGGACTGTCGGATGGTGAATTGATGATTCATGCGCGCAAGGATGCCGGCTGGTTTCGCGAGCGGAGAACGATCAAGTACCAAGGTCGTTCGCTGACCTTTGCAATCAACCCGCGCTTCTTCATCGAGGTGCTCGAGCGCACTCATACGGTGTACGTCACAGATCAGAAGATGAAGATCACGGTGGGGCCGATTCAGTTTGTGCTGAGTCTGCCGGTGATCAATACTGAGGAAGAGGGTGCCTAGTGCCATTCTTCCGATCTTCATCGTGGGCCACGAAGGCGCCACGGCTACCTGTTTTGCCTAGATGTGGCGCCTGTGGCCTTCTACGTACCTGTTTGTCTCCAAAGATGCCCGTGAGGGGACGGGGGTTGCGGAAGGTTCTGTTCGTGGGCGAGGCTCCCGGCAAGCAGGAGGATGAGCAGGGGGAGCAGTTTGTGGGCGCCGCTGGTCAGGTCCTTCAGTCAGTGCTTGATGAGCTGGATGTCGACTTGAATGACTGCTGGAAAACCAACGCCGTCGCTTGCAGGCCGCCGAAGAATGAGATCGACGATCAGTACATTGAATCCTGCCGCCCACTCCTTGTTTCTACCATTCGTGAATTGAAGCCGTCGGTGATCATACTTTTGGGGATGTCTGCGATCAAAAGCCTGATAGGTTTGGAGTGGACGGCAGACATGGGCACACTTGGCCGGTGGTTGGGTTGGCTAATCCCGTCCCCGATGTTCGGCGCTTGGTTGTGCCCTACCTATCATCCATCATACATCAACCGCATGAACAACGATGCCATGCTAAGGCAGATCATGCGCGAGAACATCCGGTCTGCACTTGAATTGGAGCGGGCTCCACTGACCTGCCGGCCAATGGCAGAGTGGAACTCTATGGTCACTTGTGTTCTGGATGGTGCGGACGCACGGATGCGACTGTTTGAATTGTCTAGGGCGGAAGGCACGCTCGCCTTTGACTATGAGACGACAGGGTTGAAACCCGACCACCCCGATCACCGCATTGTATCTGCTGGGTTCTGTTTGAACGGGGTAGATACCTTTGCCTGTGCCATGACGGATGATCTGCTTCCAATTCTGTCGAAGGTTCTATTGAATGGGGACCTTTCCAAGATCGCTGCCAATCTGAAGTTTGAGGAGCGCTGGACCAGAGCCAAACTCGGGCACGGTGTGATGAATTGGGGATTCGACACCATGCTAGCGACTCATGTTCTGGATAACAGATCGGAGATTACTGGGCTCAAGTTCCAGGCGTATGTGCGCCTGGGTGTGCCTCCGTATAACACTGCGGTGGAGGGATATCTGCGGGCCACCAGCGCTAATGCCATTAACCGCATCAGCCAGGTTCCAATCCGGGAACTCCTTCTGTATAACGGGCTGGATGCTCTGTTTGAGTATCAGTTGGCGAGTCGTCAATTGGGGCAGCTATGTCATCACTGATAAAGGCAAACCATACTTGGATCGTGGTGAGTGCCAAGAGTGCTCGGGCGCTGTTTGAAGGCTGCACCACTAGCTTCATCACCAATGTATGCCACGGGCGCTGTTGTTTGATTGGTCGTGGGGGAAAGTTTCATACATCGGTGCCCGTCACGATGGTTGAGGCGAAGAGGCTGTCTAGATTTCCGGTGGTCATAAAGTCGTGCAGGTATTGCCAGGTTCTGCAACCCACTGATAATGGCAGATGCTACTTCCATGATCAGGGAACCGGCTTTTGTGCACTGCACTGTAAGCTCTACCGTGGGGTATCCATTAAACCATCGTCATGTTTCATCAGCCCATGGAACTTGACTAGGGGTGGTAGGCTAGTGATTGCCTGGCGCTACCGAGCGTTAAAATGCCACAAGGTTCCCAAGGGCATTCCTGCTTATGACGCGTTTGCTAAGGGGTTGGACATTATCTTTGGTGCGGAACGTGCTGCTGAAATCCGCAAGCACTTGAACGATGGTGGTGCGGACGTTGGCGGATGGGTTGCTGACGACATGGTTGCTTTTCTGAGGAGCAGATCGAAACAGTGGAACAGGTAAGATACTCGTCGAAGGCATACAAACTACTGCACCTGGGTGCGGTTGCGCTCGCACAAGTTGAGGCGGCGGGGATGCGGGTGGATATTGAGTACCTACACAAAACCAAGCGTAGGATCACCCGCATGGTTCGTCACCTGCGGAATGAACTGAGTGGTACGGATACGTACCGGGTCTGGCGCCGGGTGTATGGCAGCAAGGCGAACCTCAATTCCAATGAGCAGCTGGGTAGGGTTCTCTTCGATGAAATGGGGCTCAAGAGTCCGGGTCAAACGTCGTCTGGCCGGCATCGGACAGATGAAAGTGCTTTGGAAACACTGGATGTGCCGTTCGTTCGTGATTGGGTGCGGATGAAGAGCCTCTATAAGGCGCTCACAACCAACATTGATGGGCTATTGCGTGAGCAGGTGGACGGCTACATTCACCCGTTCTTCAATCTGCACACTACGGCTACCTACCGATCTTCATCTGAGGCACCCAACTTTCAGAACCAACCGGTGAGGGATCCGGAGATCAAGAAACTCATTCGGTCGGCATTCATTGCCCGCCCCGGCTGCCAGATCGTGGAAATGGACTACAAGGCACTGGAGGTAGCCATCGCTGCCTGCTACCACCAGGACCCGGCAATGATGGGTTACCTGAACGATAAGACGAAGGACCTACACCGTGACATGGCGTGCGAGTGCTACTTGCTCAAGCCGGATCAGGTGGTGCGGGAGGTTCGATTTTGGGGCAAGAGTGGGTTTGTGTTCCCACAGTTCTACGGCGACTGGTATATTGATTGCGCTCCTGCCATGTGGAATGCTATCAAGCGTGCCAACCTAGCCACTGCGGACGGTGTTGGTCTGATCAAGCATCTGGCGTCCAAGGGCATTCATGAGTTGGGTGAGTGCGACCCGAAGTCGGAGCCAGTCAAAGGTACTTTCGAGCATCATATACGGCAGGTGGAGCGCCGGTTCTGGGAGAAGCGATTCCCGGTGTACTCTCAGTGGAAGAAGGATTGGTATGACAGATACCGAGAGCGCGGCTGGTTTCGTACTCTGACTGGCTTTGTTTGCCAGGGGTACATGAAGAAGAATGAGGTGATCAACTACCCGGTTCAAGGTTCGGCCTTTCACTGTTTGCTATGGGCGCTGATCCGCATTGTGATGAAGGAGTTGAGGCGGCGGCGAATGAGCGGATTGGTAGTGGGCCAGATCCACGATAGCTTGGTATCTGATGTGCCTGTACCTGAGGTGCCGGACTATGTCCGGATGTGCCGCCAAGTGATGGTGGATGAACTCAAGAAGGCGTGGCGGTGGGTGATCGTGCCACTGGAGGTTGAAGCGGAGGTCAGCCCGGAAGGGGCGACTTGGGCAGATAAGCAACCGTATGAAATACAGGAGTGATCTGTGGAACTCTATAAGAAACACCGACCCAATGATCTAGATTCGGTTGTGGGTAGCCGATCAACCGTCATGGCACTGAAATCTATGCTGGATCGGGGCACCGTTCCACATGCTTTGCTTTTCTACGGACCAAGTGGGTGTGGCAAGACTACACTGGCGCGTATTGTGCGCCAGCACCTGAAGTGCTCGGACATGGATTTCATGGAGGTGAACTCGAGTTCATTCCGTGGGATCGACACGGTTCGGAATGTGATGCAACTCATCTACCTTGCACCATCTGCTGGCCCGTGCCGGGTCTGGTTGTTTGATGAGGTGCACAAGTGGACGAACGACGCACAGAACGCAGCACTGAAGATGTTGGAGGACACGCCCAACCACGTCTACTTTCTGCTATGCACTACGGATCCGAATAAGTTGCTCGCTGCACTACGCAACCGATGCACGGGGATGCCGATCGAGTCAATTTCCTATGAGGATCTGACTAGGCTGGTTAAGCGGGTGGCTCGCGCTGAAGGCATCCGCTTGGGGGAAGATGTGCTGGATGAGTTGGTTGCCACGTCCTCTGGCTCGGCACGAATGGCGCTAGTCTACTTGGGAATGATGGTTGGGCTGAAGGAGAGCGAGCAACTGGAAATTCTGAAGAACAGAGCGGGTGAGGATTCGTCTGCTATGGAGCTTGCTCGGGCACTGATGAAGCCCTTGCCGTGGGCCAAGATCGCTGCCATCCTCCGTGATCTGACCATTGATGCGGAGACCGCTCGCAGATCGGTTTTGGGTTACGCGCGGGCTGTTATGATAAAGGAGGGCAAACCGAACGAATCTGCTCACATCATCCTGGACATCTTTCGGGAGCACTTCTACGACAGTGGTGATGCTGGGCTTTGTTGGGCCTGTTATGAGGTAATTCGGTCCCTCAAGTAACGACAGTTCTGCGGAGGTGCTGTATGGATGGTGGCGAGTTTGAGATCGACCGGCACATTGATCCGGCCCAATTGGATGTCGAGGCGGTGCGGCAGGCAGACATCTTCTTCAAGTGGGCTGAGCGGTCGGTCGAAGCGCGCGGGCGAGTCGATCACCTCAAGTTTGAGGCTGACACCAAACTGGCCAGTTTGGAAATGGCGATTCGTAGCAACCCGACCAAGTACAAGTTGGACAAGGTCACCGAGTCTGCCATTGCATCGCGTGCGCGGATCGATGACGAGTATGTCGAACTCTACAAGGAACTGCTTGATGCCAAAGCGGAGTCTGCCCTTTTGGATCAGGCTGTTGCTGCGATGGAGCAGCGCAAGCGGATGCTTGAGATCCTTGTCACGTTACATGGCCAGGAATACTTTGCGGGGCCCTCGGTACCCCGCAGCCTGGTCGATGCATGGAAGGAGCACCAGGGGCGACAGACCGCTCGAGTGAATGACAAGCAGCAGGCAGCCCTGCGCAAGCGAGTGAGGGTGAAGGAATGAGTGCTGTTTGGTGGGCTCTGATCATCCTGTTCATGCCAGTATGGCTTTGGGTGATTGTCCGCGTGGTTTGCATGGCCTATTTCCGTTCCGTAGAGCAAAGCAAGAAGGAGAATTGGGATGAGTAAATCGAAGCACAGTCGTCGGCGCCCGAGTCGTGAGGAGGTGCGCCGCAATGCGAAGCGCTCAGCGGGGAAGCAGCAGTTCTTCAACCTGCCCCGTGGGGTGCGCGAGTGGAGCCCGGAGAAGTCAGGCTCATACCTCCTTGATGTGGTGCCGTATGAGGTGACCAGTTCGCACCACCCCGACCATACGGACAAGGGTGTCCTCTGGTACAAGTACCCCTTTCACATTCACCGCGATGTTGGGCCGGCTGGTGAGCAGGTTGTTTGCCCCACTTCAGTGAACAAGCGCTGCCCGATCTGCGAACACCGCGCCAAGCTACTGAAGGATGGTCGCGATCGCGATGATGAGGCGGTGCGGGCACTGAACTTCCAGGACTGGGTTGCCTACAACATCATCGACCCGGACGACTCTGACTCCATCGCTGTGTTTGCCATGTCCAAGGGCAAGTTTGCCAAGCCGCTCGAGAAGGAACTCGATTCCGATGACGCGGAAGAAGCCCGCCTGTTCTTCCTGTGCGATGAGAACGGACGCACTTTGAAGGTTCGCTTTTCCGATGCAACCTTTGACGGCCGCAAGTACCTGGAGGCGACACGCTTCGACTTCAGGGAGCGGAAGGAAATGGACGAGGATGAGATCCTCGGCAAGGTCGTCAACCTCGATGAGTGCTTCAATGTTTTGCCCTATGATGAGTTGAAGGCACTTTTCCTCCAGATCGACGATGAGGATGAGGAGGAGCCTAAGGGCAAGGGTTCCGATGATGAAGACGAGGAGGAGGAAGAGGAGGAGAAGCCCAAGGGCAAGGGCGGTAAGGCGAAAGACGAAGAGGAGGACGAAGAGGACGAGGACAAGGAGGAGGAAGAGGAGGAGAAGCCCAAGCGCAAGGGCGGTAAGTCGGAGCCCGAGGAGGAAGATGACGAAGAGGACGATGAGGAGGAACCGCCGTTTGAGAAGGGTGACAAGGTCACTTGGAAGAAGGGCAAGAAGACACTGGTCGGAACGGTGACGAAGGTCGCCGAAGACTGCATCCACGTCAAAGATGAGGCCGGTGAAAAGCACCAGCTGGATCAGGATGACCTGACTGCCGTGGAAGATGAGGAGGACGAAGAGGACGAGGACAAGGAGGAGGAAGAGGAGAAGCCCAAGGGCAAGGGCAAGGGTGGCAAGGGAAAGTGCCCGCACGGTCACAAGTTTGGTGTGGACATTGACAAGTACAAGGAATGCGGCAACTGCAAGGTGTGGGAAGACTGCGACGCCGCATCCACCTAGTCGGGCGCAACCCCGCGACACCTGCGACAGTGGTGTGACAGCCCGGAGAGTACGGGCATTGGTGTTATATGGCGAAGACTGAGAAACCCAGTTTCAACCTTTCGACCGGGTCCTCCCTCTTAAACCTGGCGCTGAACGACGACCCGATGGGTGGCCTGCTGCGTGGCAAGTACTATCTGTTGGTGGGCGACTCTGCTGCTGGCAAGACCATGCTTTCGATTACCTGCTTGGCGGAAGCGGCGATGAACCGCCGCTTCCGTGATTACCGACTGATCTACGATAACATCGAGGATGGGTGCCTGATCGACCTTCGGCGCCTATTCAATGACAAGGTGGCACAGCGAATAGAACCACCGAGTGTCACAGACGATGGTGAACCCATCTACTCATCCACCATCGAAGAGTTCTACTATGCTGTTGATGACCTGGTGAAGTCGGGAACGCCGTTCATTTACATATTGGACTCCGCCGACGCACTTACGTCAGAGGCATCGGAAGACAAGTTCGTCCAGCACAAGAAGGCGTACCGATCGGGCAAGACGGCACCAGGATCATATGGGGATGGTAAGGCCCGCATCAATTCTGAGCGTCTGCGGAAGGTCGTCAGCGGCATTCGTCAATCGGGCTCCATTCTGATCATCCTCTCCCAGACGCGGGACAACCTAGGCTTTGGGTGGGAGAAGCGCACGCGCTCGGGCGGACGGGCTTTGCGCTTTTACGCGACGGCCGAGGTGTGGATGTCCATTGTGAAACCAATCCGCAAGACGGTGGCAGGTAAGGAGCGGGAGGTTGGGGTGCGGGTGTGCATTGAAGTAAAGAAGAACCGCATCTCAGGCAAGCGGTCCGAGGTGGAGGTAGACATCTACCCATCGTATGGTATTGATGACCTTGGCAGTGTGGTGGACTTCTTGGTGGAGGAGGGCTATTGGAAGCAAGCGAAGCAAACCATCAACGCACCGGATATTGAATTGTCAGGAACACGGGACAAGCTGATCCGCACTATTGAGGATCGCGGGCTCCAGCGTGAGGTGCAGGCTATTGCTGGGGTGGTGTGGAACCGAATCGCGGAGGCGTGCGCCTTGAATAGGAGGAGCCGCTATGGCTCAGTGCTCAATGTGCCCAAAGGTGACGGTGGGCAAGAATAGAGCGTGGCGGTGTGTTTGCGGTCGAGTACACTGCGGGCACTACCGCCAATGCGATTGTGGTTTACATGCCCCTTGGGCGGTGAAATCATGCAATGCTTGCGGAGGAGGACCAGTCCAGGCGGATGTGGATCTATGTGCGACGTGCCAGGCGTCTAGAGTATGAGCTTCTGGGTGTTAGTTGATGTGTCGTACATGGCCTACCGGGCATGGTACACCATGGGGGACCTGGCAATTGGCAACCAACCTACCGGCATCATTTACAGTGTGCTCGAGCAGATACGGCGCGTTTGTCTGCTGCCGCGCATATACTCTAACTGCCTAGCCTGCTTCTTCGATCACAAGGCCAGCAATCGCCGCAAGGTGTATGCCGATTACAAGTCGAGTCGGCAGGATCGGTCACCTGAGGAACTTGCTGGGCTGATGAATGTGAGAAAGCAGATCGGTGTATTGAGAACCGAGGTGCTACCTGCCATGGGGGTTGGCTGCTTCTGCCAGCCTGGGTTGGAGGCAGATGATTTAATTGCAAAAGCCGTCGAGCATATTCGTACCTTGAAGCCTAAGACCCGATCCGTCATTGTATCTGCTGACAGCGACTTAATTCAGTGTGTTTCTGACCACGCCCATCTATTCAACCCAGCCAAGGATCGGTATGTGGTGGTGGGCGATGTGATTTCTGAGTATGGTGTGACACCCACTCAGTGGGGATTGGTGAAGGTGCTGGCGGGCTGTAATTCCGATGCTGTGCCGGGGGTGCCCGGCATTGGTGAGAAGACGGCTATCAAGTACTTGCGCGGGGAGCTGCTGCCGAATGAAAGCAAGTACAAAGCACTAATGAGCAAGCATGCTGCCAGGATTATTGATAGGAACAAGCGGCTGGTGCTTTTGCCGCACGAGTCGACGGCACCAATCGATCTGATACCACCCTCCCTTGATTGGGAGGCATTCCTGCGGGTATGTGAAAGGTACGGGTTCAAGTCATACTTGTCAGGCAGTGCCCACCAGATGTGGCGTCACTGGTTCAATATGTATCAAAGGCCGCAGATAAGCAGGAGGTCGAGCCGTGGCAAAAGGTCGGGGTAAAGGCAAGGGCAGTCAATTCGAGCGTGATCTATGCACGCGGTTGAGCCAATGGTGGACGAAGGACGAGCGGGATGATGTGTTCTGGCGTTCAACGATTAGCGGTGGACGTGCTACAGCCCGCTCAGCAAAGGGCAAGAAGACCTACGGCCAATATGGAGATATCCAGGCCGTCGATCCTATTGGTGAGCCACTCCTCAAGGCGGTGACGATCGAAGCAAAGTGTGGTTATAGAGGCGTGGCATTCTCGGACCTGCTTGATGCTGGTTACCGTATGAAGCCCATCTGGTGGAAGTGGTTGGACCAGATTAAGGTAGCAAGGGAGCAGGCAGATTCTGCTAGTTGGTTGCTCATAGTCAAACGGGACCGACGAGATGTCATTGTGGTGATGCCATACAGCCTTTATGTGGAGTTGGAGAAGGTTGTGGGTCCATTGCCTTCGGTAAGACCGTCGATGAGTCTGTTGTGCCCCAAGGGGCATGGCGTATCCAGACTGCTGGCCATGCCATTGGAGGGTTTTCTGAGGGCAGTTCAGCCTTTGGCCTTCCAAAAGATTGCGGTGGACTATGCTGGATAGGGATCGCCTAGCGAATGGAGTGGCTCTGTTCTTCCTCTTCCTGGGCCTCCCGATCCTCCTGTGTCTTATGATATGGGTATTCAAGGTACAGGCGGATGAGACGGTAAGGCAGGAGATCGAACGTATGTACTGGCGTGCAGGCCCTAGCATTCTGGATTGGATGCGGTTGGCATCCCGGTGGCTTCATGTCTGATGACCGTCTGGTGCTATTGGTTAAACGCTGGATCCGAGCGGAGCACGAGTTTCGCTTTGGTCGGTACCGATACACCAAGGAGGGTGCGGACTGGCTTATGGAGGCCGAGGACCTGCTGCGGAGAGCAGTGACGAAGAAGAAGGACCTCAAGGACGCCTACGAGGTGGTGAAGAATGAACAAGCGCGATGAGAAGGCATTGAGGAAGCGTTTGGCAAGGGTGGAGGCACGGCTTGCAGAAGTGGGGGTTTGCCCAGTGTGCTTACAGGAGTATGTTCATGATGGGGACGAGCCCTTTGCTTGCTGTGGGTGCCCGGGCGGAACAGAGTGGACTGGGAAGCCTCCTTTGATTTGGTCATTGCGTAGGAAGCAAAGGAATGATTGAAAGCATATGGCTACGGGACTTCCAGGCGCATAAGCACCTGACCGTTAAGCTGTCCCCAACGGTAACATCCATTGTGGGGCCGAGCGACATAGGCAAGAGCGCCATCATCCGTGCCCTGCGGTGGTTGGTGTTCAACCGCCCTTTGGGGCAGGCGTTCATTCGCGATGGGGCTAGCAGTACGGAGGTAACGGTACGGTGTGAGAAACATAGCCTCACGCGCGGGAAGGGCAAGGACGGCAACTACTATACGGTTGACGGCAAAGCCCTGGGTGCGTTGGGAAGCGACGTGCCCACGTCGGTGCAGAGTGTGCTGATGTTGGCCGAGGAGAACTTCCAATCACAGCATGATGCTCCGTTCTGGTTCAGTGAGACCAGCGGCGAGGTCTCACGGCGTTTGAATGAGATCGTCAACCTTGGTGTGATGGATGATGTGCAGGCAGAACTGCTGGCCGGGTTGCGCCGTTACCGGGCAGAGTTGGAGGTCATCACCGCTAGACTGGCTGAGGCAACCAACAAGCGAGAATCATTATCATATGTGCCTGATCTATTGGTGGCAGTTGATGGCTGCACCACTCGTAAGGAAAAGCTGGACAAGCTGGCAGAGGATAGGGAGCGCCTGATCACCAGAATGACTGAGGTCGCCACCGAGCAAGATCGACATGCTCAATTGGAAGCCATACTGGTTCAGGCAAGCCCAGTGGTAGCAGATGCTGCGGATGCGCGGGTGCTACGGAAGAAGGTCACTGAGTTGGGGGCACTGCTAGGCGAATTGAAATCGAACTTACAGCAAGCAAGCAGGCAAGTGCCGAACTTGGATCGATTGGCGAAACTATATGGGCAGGTGAACGATAGTAGATCGGAGGTAGATGGGCTAACGGTGGCCCTGCGCAACCTGACCGACGCACAGGAGCGGCGCTCTGCTTTGGATGAGGCATTGAAGCGTGATGACAAGCGGTTGCAAGACATGATCGGAAAGGAGTGCCCACTATGCGGCCAGCCCGTCCAGTAGCTTTGCTGTGCGCTGATCTGCACTTCTCCACGCGCCCACCGCTAGCGCGTGCTGGTGAACCGGATTGGTGGTTGGCAATGGAGCGGCCACTACGAGAGCTGGAGGGTCTTGCTGGGGAATATGGGGTGCCGGTGCTTTGTGCTGGGGATGTGTTTGACCACTGGGCGGCCACACCTGAGTTGATCAACTGGCTTTTGACTACCATTACCCGCCGCCCGTTCCTGTATGCCATTCCCGGTCAGCATGACTTGCCGTACCACAACCTGGAGGATATTCACAAGTCTGCTTTCTGGACGTTGGTCAAAGCGGGCTTTGTTGAATACGTCACCTCACCGTATCAGTTGGGGAGCATATCGGTATCTGGGTTTCCGTTTGGTGTGGAACCCAAGCGGGCCAAGCCCACTATGGGGTTGCTGAAGGTGGCGCTGATCCACCGGTACGTTTGGGTGGGCAAGCACAGTTACCCCGGCGCACCTACTGAGCAAGAGGCCAAGGGTGTGGCGTCCCTTTACCGTGGGTATGACGTACTGGTATTCGGTGACAACCACAAGGGTTTTGACACCCACTGTGGAGACACGACCGTTTGGAACTGCGGTACATTCATGCGGCGGAAGGCTGACGAGATTGCCTACCAGCCCAGGATAGGGGTGCTGTTCCTAGATGGGGCGATTGCCGAGCATGAACTGGACATTTCTGGGGAGGTGATTGAGAAGGCGGAGGTTGGAGCAGACCTACCCGAAGGCACTACGGCCGATATAGATCGGCTGGTCTCGGAACTGATGACCTTGAAATGGAGCATCCCAGACTTTGCAGATGCAATCAGTAAGGTGCTGGATAAGAAGCGGGTATCGAAGCCCGTGAGAACCATCATTTTGGAGGCACTAGAGCATGCCCAGCATAAGTGACATTGCTGAGTTCAAGGTGCGGGTCGACAAACTAAGGCGGGATGTGGACCGAGCTCAGGGGGCAGTTGAGCAATCGATGTCCAGATTGCGATCGGAGTTTGATTGCAATTCGGTGAAGGCCGCGGAAAAGAAGCTTGCGGAGCTTGAGGCTAAGTTAGACGAGCAGGAGGAGGCGCTTGCCAAAGAGGTCAACCGCTTGCGTAAGGAATACCCGCATGTCTTCGATTGACCTGGGGCCGATCCGTCGTGCTGCTGATAAGGCCAAGGTGGAATATGATACTGCTGAACAACAGTACCGTCAGGAAAAGCGGGCCCTGCGGCAGGTGGAAGATACCGTTGCTCAGTACCAGGAAGCGCTAGCCATTGTGCAGGCCGTGGTGCAGGAGATCCAGAATAGAGTGCACCGCCAGATTGCTGGGGTGGTCTCACAAGCGTTGGAGGCGGTGTTCGATCAGCCCTATGATTTCAACATCCGATTCGAGCAAAAGCGGGGCAAGACCGATGCGGTTCTAGTGTTCGTGCGGGACGGCATGGAGGTTGACCCCATGTCTGCCAGTGGTGGGGGTGTGGTGGATGTGGCGGCTTTCGCTTTGCGCTTGGCCTGTCTGCTGTTGCACCGACCGGCGCTGCGGCGATTGATTGTGCTGGATGAGCCGTTCAAGTTCGTATCGGCAGAGTATCGTCAACGTCTGCGATTGCTGCTGGAGCGGCTGGCGCAGGAAATGGAAGTGCAGATACTGATGGTCACTCACATCCCGGAGCTGACAACCGGCAGTGTGGTTCATATAGGGTGAGGTAAGCATGGCAAAGGGCGCCGTCAAAGTAGTCGACCTGTTTGGGAATGTGGTTGAGCAGAAAAGTGACTTGGTGATCCCCAGGGAGGATCTAGCTCGGGCACTGGTTGCTTGCTTCAAGGGAATATCCCTTGAGGACTTCATCCCGTACCTGACCAACCCGTTCCTGGAAATCATTGAGTACGCGCGACTCTGCCGTGGCGCGCGCACTTGTATGAAGACGTCACTGTTATTCAACCCGCATCGGCTTACTGTGATATGTAAGAACAGGGGGAAGAACAGTGTGCTGAGCAGCCTATCTGACGAAAGCTGGCTATCCGGGTTGGCAAGGGCATGCTTGGCCCAGGCTAGGAACGGAGTCAGTCAGCATACCCTGTTGTTCCGGTCCCTTTGCATGGGGGTGAATAGCACCCAGATTGCACTCGAGTTCCCTCCGTATACGGCCCGTGATATATGCAAGATGTTCGGTGTGAAGGTAGGCGACTGGGTGCTAGATCCGTGTGCTGGGTGGGGCGGGCGGATGCTGGGCATCAGCTCAATTGGTGCCAACTACTATGCTTGCGAGCCCGCTACTCAAACCCATGCCGGCCTCCTCAAGTTACTGGCATTCATTCATCAACTTAAGCCTGACTTCAGAGCCAAGGTGCACTGCTTGCCGTACGAGGATGCTGAGTTGCGATCGAACCATTTTGACTTCGCGATCACCAGCCCGCCGTACTATGACACAGAGCACTATGCTGATGAACCAACCAACTCGTGGGTGCGATACGACTCATTCGATAGCTGGTGCGGGGGGTTCTACAAGCCGTTCATCATGAAGACTATCGACGCACTCAAGCCGGGTAAGACCTTCGTGGTGAACATTGGTGATCGTCAATACCCACTGTCGGAAGCCCTATTCAAGATATGTGGCAAGCGCTATCGGCCGAGGCTGCTGCCCCGCTTCATAACGACAGCAGGTCTCGGGAAGGTCCCGAAAGAAGGCGAAAAGTTCTACGCGATCAGGAAACCGGTATGAAGGAGGTACTATGACGATTACCGAGATGCAGGCCATGTGCTACGAGCAGGCCGTCAAAAGCGGTTGGGCGGGCCCGGGTGCTCGTGAGGTACCATTCCTAGAAGCCATGGCGTTGGTTCACAGTGAAGTGAGCGAGGCGGTGGAAGCTTGGCGAGACGGCCAGGCAATGTCATGGACCGATGAACAAGGCAAACCGCAAGGCGTCGGCAGCGAATTCGCCGACATCCTTATCCGCCTAGGGCACTACGCAACCATCTTCGGGATCAACTTGCAGGCAGAGGTCGAACGCAAACTCGAGTACAACGCGACACGTCTATATTGAAGAAGATCTGTGGAACCAGATATTCAATACGCCTGCTACCCAGATTTCTGTCAGCACAAGGGTTGGGCAAGAGGGCCTAGGAGACTAGTCATGCTATGTATTGATTGCCAGAAGTACAGCCAAGAACTGAAGGAAGCTCGTGTCCAGTTGGCACGGGCTGAAATACGGATTTCCGAATCGGCACACTGGGCTGAGAGATGTACGAAAGCGGTGGAGGCGGTGGTGCGATTGATGGCAGACTTGGATGCCTGCTCCCGTCATCCATCGGTAGACGAGAGCGCCAATGCCCGCTTGGGTATCAGTCTGCGGGACGTTGGTCTTGCCTTGCGGGCACTAGGGTTGAACGCGGAGGTATCGAACCCGATCACCGTGACAGGGGGCTCGCAATGAGTCACATCGCAGAACCGGATTTCTACGACGACGGTAGCGATTATGAGGGCCATACCTTCGAATGCGACGCCAAGGGTTGCATGGAGGCCTACAGTGGCATCGGCACCTTCCAAGACGTGTGGGAAGAAGCCAAGCGACACGGCTGGCGGTGCGTGCCCAAGAAGATTGGCTTTAAGGTGGCGGAGTGGAAGCACCTTTGCTCGCGGCACACGGAGGAACAGTTATGATCTGGTTGTTTCTGTTTTGGTTACTGGCGGATACGGCATCGAAAGCAGGAGAGGAAGAAAAGGATTGCAGGCTCCTAGGACGGTTGTTACGCTTCGTTGCGATGCAACGAAGCGCAGATTGATACGCGCTGAGGAGAATTGAATATGGCGACGGCATCTCAGGTAGCAGGGGCGATGAGAGGGAGGGCGGTTCAGAAGCTGAAGCGAAGTCAGGCACCTAGAAAGCCCCCCAAGCCAAAGAAGCACCGGCTGAAGGCGATCCCGCTTCAACGCTTCCTGAATGCTGTGCCAGGATCGACGGGCATCCTGACTGTGATTGCCGAGCGAGTAGGCTGCACCTACATGACGGTATGGTCTGCCATGAAACGCTGGCCGGAACTGGTCGAAGCGGTGGAGGTAGAACGCGAGCGGCTAGGTGATGTGGCCCAGCAGGCGGTTGAATACGCCATCCAGCAGCGGCTTGATGTAGGCACATCTGCCCGAACTGCCTGCTGGGTGTTGAGTAGACCGCGATACGCGAAGCGCGGGATGGCAGATGAAAGCAAGGTGACGGTCGAAGGGGGCGAGCATCCAATCCGACACGAAGGCGTGGTGCTCCTAGACACGTTGAACCTACCTGTGGAAATGAAGAGGTCCATTTTGGAGCAGATGGATCGGCAACGACAGGAAGCAAAGGAGAGCAGTGATGTGGACTAACTGGGTGAGTTTCGTTCTGACGGTGGCTTTGCTTTCGACGCAGGGCTGCCTGAACTTGGGTTGCAGCGTACCGGCGAACCCGGTCACCAAGTTCGGCTTCGATCCCTGGACCAAGGACTTCTACGTCCTCGACACCAAGGACAACGACCTAACCGTGAAGAACTTCCTGCTGGAGAAGGGGCCGGATACGGCCAAGGTAACCTTCGATGAAGCGGCATTCGTCAACAATGCCAGCCGGGTACGGGAAGCCAATGTGCAGCAGATCGCGGCCTACACGGATCAGGTGAAGGCAGTTACCGGTATGTTTGAGGTCATGACGCAAGCGATCTCTGCCATGCTTCCCATGGTGTCGCATACGGCCAGTCAATACGGTGCGCCCCCTGGCTGGACTCCAACGAGCCAGCCGGCTGATCTGCAACCCATGAGCACGCAATTGACGCCGGAGCAGGTCGCCAAACTCTTGCTCCTGTTGAAGGAGTAAACGTGACTCTCACACGCCCCATCCGTGTTTCCTCCTCCCGGGTCAGGGTCGTCACCACACTGGCGGCCCTGACCCACCTGCTTGGCTGTGCTTCGCAAGGACCCAGCCCAGTGGAAGCGGAGCGGATCGAACGGCTTGAACAGACGCAGGCAGGAATCGCCGCACGAGTGGAAGAAGTGGCTGTGAAGGCGTCTGTGGCAGTGGAGGACATGGCAGCGGTGAAGGGCGAACTCGGCTTGGCGGCCAGAGACGTGTCGGGGCTGAAGTCCACGGTTGAATTGGTGAGCCGCAAGGTGGACCAGTCGCAGAGGACAACCATCAATGACGTCTGGCCGTGGCTGTTGACTGGGCTGGCTGTCTTCACTGTGGGCGTATTGGGCGCCCTACGTTGGTTGCGATTGAAGATTGAGGAGTCGTCATACCTCACCCAGAAACCAATCTGGGAAGAGCGGAAGCGAAACGGCTCGGCGCACGTTCAGGGTGCGTGGTCGGCTGAGCACGCTAGTACAAAGGAGGGCGGGGGCGTACCCCGCCCTCCTGTCGTCAACGCAGCAGGAGCAGGCAATGATGTGGAAATGGAGAGCAAGGTCGAATTTCCGATGGGACGATGTGGATTGGTTGATTTTGGAGACACTGGTGAAGGCCCGCTTCACGGGCAAGGCGATTGCCGCTGTCCTACGGCGAACGCCCCGGGCGGTCTATGCGGCCCGACGCAAGCGCCACGGACTGAGGTCCATGATGTGGTACCGCAACGATCTGAATTCGGCTTGGGCACAGGTGAAGACGACAGCAGGAGGGCTCTATGAATCGCGCGTTGGTTGACCCCGGCGAATGGCGAGCGGCCCGCTACGTGGTTTGGACTCTGCGGCTGTTGAGTGTGGGGATGGTGTTGTGGCTTCTGTTTTGGTGAGGTGATGTGATGATCTTTCTGATCTACACTTGGCTCAGTTGGCTGGCGGATTTCATCTACGGCGGGAAGGGCCTCTTCTGGGGCCTTCGTGACTTGACACGCGAACTCATCACCGTAGGTGTTGAAGGCTGATCGGGACCTGCTGCCATGGGCCGTCCGCATTCCGTTCCCTACCCTAGTGCTCGCGGGTGCGGCGGCCCTCTTGGCAGGCGGTGGGAGGCAGCGATGCAAACCATTTCAACCTTGGAGCACGCGATCCTGGCGTTCATTGGGGGCTTTGTGCTGGGTACCATGCTGGGCTTGGCGATCCTGTTATTGTTCTATGCGGTGAGGGTGTTTGAATGAGCGACTTCCTTGACGTAGCGATATGGTTCGCGGGCTATGAACCCGCCCGTTGGCCCACCGATGCAGAACTCCAAACGGCAGCCGCCCTCTATTCTGCCTCCATCTACAAGAATCAGATGTACGACGGCAGTTCTCCGATCATGCCCTACGATGTGGCTACGGAAGACGTGGGGCCCTTGCGCTGGCAGCTGGCTGGTGCGCGGGCGGCGGGGATGCCCATCCTGCCCTATACGTCTGTTGCCTACTCCTGCGGCGACGGTACCTACACTCCAGACCAGTTCTTGGCAGAGGTGCGCCGCGTGATGAACCTGCTCGGAGCGAACGGCGTCTATGTGGACGGGATGACCTACACCCATACGGGCGAAGGCTGGACCGAAGACAAGGATGCCAACCGCTACATCGCCAAGGCCCTGCGGCGCATGGTGGGTTTGAATGGACTGCTCATCGGGCACTTCACGCATAAGGTGTGGGCGGGCGAGTGGTGGACGCCGGACCCCGCTGTGGAACTGGAGTTTGACTTGGTGCTGTTGGGAGAGGATAGCGCTTTAGCGAATGGCTCCGTGCGGGAGGACTACCTGTCCGAACAGATCGCTCCAAGGGAAGCACTGGGACAGCGGCTGGCAATGGTGTCGTCCGGCATCGATGTCGTGTCGTCGTTGACGGAACCCAATTCGCTGAACGCCATTGGCATGGTGTTGTACGATGAGCAGACGGGCTATGACGACGGGACGTACGCCCTCTACAACGCAGTGGTGGCGCAGAGGGGATCATGATCGACTACCTGGATGTAGCAATCTGGTTTGCCGGCGTTGAGCCAAACCGCTGGCCCTACTACAACGAAATCCAGGCAGTCGCCGCCAAATTCGAACTGTCCATTTTCAAAGAGCAGGCGTATGAGTTGGGGGAGGATCCCCGCTATTATCCGCCGTGGAACCCGGCGACAGAGAACGTCATTCCATTGCGGTACCTCTTCAACGCGGCGGCAGCTTTGGGCCATCGCATCCTGCCCTACACCTCATACTTCTACGCCAATCACGTTGGGCACGACTACACACCCGACCAGTACCTGGCAGAGGCGGCTCGCCTGAAGGACCTGCTGGGATTGACGGGCATCTATGTGGACGGTCTCACCTGCCCCTACAATGTCAACTACCCTTACGACCAAGACAAGAACCGATATGTGTCGCGTGGGTTGCGGCGCATCTTTGGTCTGAACGGGTTGCTGGTGCTGCATTGTACCCACCTGAACTACGCGGCGGGAACATGGCTGGCGCCGGATCCTGAATCCGAGCGGCATTTCGATCTGCTCTTGATTGGTGAGGACGCCCGGCTCGACGATTCGGGAGAAGACGAACTGCGGGAACAGTACACGGAGGAACAGATCAATCCACGGGTGGCGCTGGGGCACAAGATCGCCCTAGTCAATGCAGCTCATATGCTGATCTGGCCGACTGTCAATGCCATCGGCTATCCGGGCTGGTCTACGGATCATTACACCTCTGGCGTCACAAGCTACACCAACGCCGTATGGGCACAGAGGGCACCATGAAGAAGATCGCCGTCTCCTACGAACGCCTAGAAGCTTGCCTGTGTAGGGAGAGCTTCTATGATTTCGTGAGGCGGTTCTGGGACGTGTTCATTCCGGAGAAGCCTGTCTGGAACTGGCATATTGAGTTCATCTGCAACGAACTCCAGATCGTGGCTGAACAGGTGTTTGCCCGCAAGCCCAAGCTGTACGATCTGATAATCAACGTGAGCCGTGGTGCTACCAAGTCCACCATCTCTTCCATCCTGTTCCCCGCCTGGTGCTGGACGCGGGATCCTACGCTGCGGATCATCTGCGGATCCTACGCGAAGGACCTGTCCTACGACTTGGCCATGCGCTGCCGCTGGGTTTTGCAATCGGAGAAATACAATCGCCTCTTCCCCGAAGCCCAGTTGAAGAAGGACACCGAAGGCAAGCTGATGACGCACCAAGGGGGCGAGCGATTCTCCACATCAGTCTCGGCTGGCGTAGGCGGGCACCACGGCCACATCATCTTGGTGGATGATCCGCTTGATCCTACGGAGTCGGCCAGCGAAGCATCGCTGACGGCTTGCAATAACTGGTTCGACCGTACCCTGTTGTCTTGCAAGGTGGACAAGGCTGTCACGCCGGTCATCCTGATTATGCAGCGTTTGGATGAGCGGGATCCTACGGGGAGAATGCTTGAGCGAGAGGGCAGAACGATAAAGCATATCTGCCTTCCCGCCATCGAAGGCGATAACATCAAGCCACCGGAGGCCGCCGAGTTCTACTTGGGCGGCTTGTTCGATCCGGTGCGGATGCCCCTGCCCATCCTCAACGAAATACGCCTTGAAATAGGCGAGTATGCCTTTGCCGGCCAATACCTTCAGCGGCCAATCCCAGAGCGGGGTGGCATGTTCTTGGTTGATCAATTGCAACTCGTGCCTACCCCCTCTGGTGTGCGCCGCAGCGTTCGCTACTGGGATAAGGCAGCGACCTATGAAGCGGGTTGCTATACGGTTGGCGTGCGCATGGGTATCACAGACGATCGCAAGTTCATAGTCGAGGACGTGGTGCGCGGGCAATGGGAGGCTGCTGAGCGAGAGCGGGTGATTCGTCGCACGGCAGAAATGGACGGCTTGCAAGTCAGGATCGGCATTGAGGAGGAACCCGGATCCGGTGGCAAGGAGAGCGCCCAGAATACAGTGAAGAACCTTATGGGTTTCAACGTCATACGCGACAAACCCACGGGCAAGAAGGAAATTCGGGCGGACCCCTATGCTGCTCAGGTGAATGCGGGTAACGTATCTTTGGTACGCGGCCCTTGGAATAGGGCGTATTGTGATGAGCTGGCCCACTTCTGTCCGACTGCGAAATACAAGGACCAAGTGGATGCCAGTTCAGGTGCCTTTGCGATGTTGACGAAGAAAGTCATTGTGGCAGGGGCTTTACGATGAAAGAAGACCCGAGACTTGTGATTGCGAACGTAGATCCCAATACGACCGACGAAACGCCGCTCGTTCCGCCCACACTCAACTATGACCCCGATCAGCCACGCGATGAACAGGGCAAGTGGACTGATGCTGGGGGCGGGGGTGGTGGAAGTGCCGAGAAGACTGCTGACGACTTCTTGCGAAAACAGCAGGGCACCTTGGCCAGCCATCCATCCGATGTGAAGGAAACACATCGGGAAATGAAGGGGCTTTTGACCAGAGCTGGATTCAAGAAGACGAGCACCAAGATGCGGGATATTGGTCGCGGCACGCTTGCTGCAACGGTGACGGAAGAGCGCTGGGCTAGAGGGAAGAAATCCTACATCTTGAAGATTGGGCGGGGCAGAGGCCCCCCATGACAATTACTTGGAGGGCATTGCAGTCAACTTCTAGCCACTGGCTATGCTTTGTAGGAGCACCTTATGAAGCGCAACGGCAAGGCTGCCCAACTCGTTCGCAATGTCGAATCCGCCTTGCTCTCTCGTCATGCCCTATTGCAGGCTCTGCTTGATCCCAGCGGGCGTGATATCGACAAGGAATGCGGCTACCCGCTCACCATTACCAAAGAGCAATACAGGCAGATGTACGATCGCATGGGCGTAGCACGCCGCGTGGTTGCCTGTCTGCCAGAGGAATGCTGGGCACTCGATCCAGACGTGTACGAAACGGAAGACCCGCACGAAACTGAATTCGAGCAGGCGTGGTCGCTCCTGCTGCAAAAGTTCAATATCTACCACTATCTGCATCGCATCGACGAGCTGTCAGGCATCGGCCAGTACGGCATCCTGCTCATCGGCATTGATGACGGCTTGCCACTCGACCAGCCCGTTGAGGGTGTGGAGGACTGGGAGGAAGATTCCCCGACAAAAGGTGAACACAACCTGCTCTATCTGCGGGCGTTCGATGAATCGGTGCTCACTGTAAAGGAGCGGGAGACCGACATCAGTTCTCCCCGCTACTCCCAGCCCACCATCTACACCGTTAATTTCCAAGATGTCAGTGCCACCAGCTTGCAAGCCACTGAAATTGTGACGCGGGATGTCCACTGGACACGAGCGATCCATGTCGCAGACGGTCGCGTGGTGTCGGAGGTTTACGGGACCCCGCGAATGCAGGCGGTCTACAATCGTCTGCTGGACATCCGCAAAATACTCAGCGGCTCGGCAGAGATGTTCTGGAAGGGGGCCTTCCCCGGCTTCTCGTTCGAAGTGAACCCGGAGCTGGCCGACCAAGGCATCCAGATCGACGCGACGGCCATGCGGGAAGAGTTCGAGGCCTATACCAACGGGCTCCAGCGGTACCTGGCACTGACCGGGCTGTCTGCCAAGTCACTGGCCCCGCAGGTGGTCGACCCCAGTGGGCACCTTGAAGCTCATCTGCGGGAGATTGCAGTCGCTCTATCCATTCCGTTCCGCATTCTGTTTGGCTCTGAACAGGCCCAGCTTGCCAGCAGCCAGGATGCTCGGACGTGGACCAAGCGGGTGCGGCGACGACAGACGAAGTATGTGGAGCCTAATATCATCCGCCCCTTTGTGAACCGCCTTGTAGCCATGAGTATCCTGCCGAAGCCCGCTGAGCTGCTGGTAGATTGGCCCGACCTTGCGGCACCGAGTGAAGCTGATAAGGCCCAGGTTGCTACAGTTCAGACACAGGCTTTGGCCGCCTATGTCGGTGGCGGTGTGGATCAGCTCATCCAGCCCGCATCCTATCTGACGCAGATCATGGGTATGGATCAGAACCAGGTGGATGAGATCCTTCAGGAATCGCAGGCAGAGGAACCGCTGCCAGAGGTGGACGAGAATGGCAACCCAATCCAGATGCCGGGTGGTGGTGCGGAGATGGAGACTGGCGCTGTGGCTCCGGGTGCTGGGATGCCTGTCGCCTTCAATGGGGCACAGGTACAGGCGGCGGCGCAGATCATCAAAGACGTCGCTGCGGGCGAGATGCCGCGTGAGTCAGGCATTGGGCAGCTCGAGGTTTTCTTCAACCTCACACCCGAACAGGCTGAGCGCGTTATGGGCACGGCGGGGACGAATGTGCCAGTAAAGGCGAACCCGGGATTGGAAGAAGAAGAGCCCCCAGTCCCGCCTAAGGGGAAGCCCACTACCTTGTCAGCAGGAGGACCCCCCCGCCCTTTCGCCATTGACAACTTCGACCCCAACCAGCCGCGAGATGAACAAGGCAGGTGGGTTGATGAGGGAGGAGGTGAACTGGTTCGGGACGAGAAGGGCAGGATAACCTTAGCCGGCGGGAAACCTCTCCCACCACATCTGTCGAAGATCCGCATCCCGCCGGCTTGGACGAACGTCCGCGTCAATCTGGATCCGAAGGCGGATCTGCTGGTTAAGGGCACAGATGCGAAGGGTCGCGTGCAGCCCATCTATGCCGATTCCCATCACGCGCGCCAGGCGCAAGCCAAGTTCGAACGTGTGAAGCTTTTGGATCAGCTCGACCGCAAGGTGGAAAGCAAAATCAACAAAGACAAGAGTGATGAGGCGGCGGTTCTGCGGCTTGTTCGCCATACGGGCATCCGGCCCGGTTCTGATGCTGACACGGGCGCGGAGAAACAGGCCTATGGCGCCACCACACTCGAAGGTCGCCACGTGAAGAAGGGCGGGGCCGAACTTCACTTCGTTGGCAAGAAGGGTGTGGATCTTAAGATCCCCGTGAAGGACCCAGAGCTGGTAAAGGAGTTGAAAGCTAGAGCGGAACGGGCGGGGCCAAAGGGCAGGTTGTTTGACACGGACGATAGTAAGTTGCGGACATATGTTAAGAGCATCGTGGACCGCGACTTCAAACCGAAGGACTTCCGAACGCTCAAGGCAACGCGAATGGCAATGGACCTGGTAGAGAAAGGCGCCGTGCCCAAGACTGAAAAGGAGTACAAGCGGGCGGTGCGTGAGGTAGCGAAGAAGGTGAGTGCGGCACTGGGGAATACACCGACCATCGCGTTGAAGTCGTACATCAACCCGGCGGTCTTTACCAAGTGGAGAAAGGTATGAGCAGGTGGCCTACAATTTACGTCGGACAGCCGGACGAGCCGGATGTCATAGCGGATGCGGACGAGGATCCGGACGACGAGGATACGGGCCCCGCATCACCTGACGTCGTTCTGCTGCTGGGCTTTGATCCGGACGAGGACGAGCCCACTGAGAACTTCGATCCGGCCCAACCTAGGGATCCAGATGGTAGGTGGTCGGCTGGGGGTGGGGGCGGTGGTTCGAGTGCAGACGGCGATGCCATTGAGGAGAAAATCGAGGAATACTCGGACAAGTTCGAGGATGAGATGTTCTTTGCGGGGAAGGGGGCGGGCCGCTGGTTCTATCCGGTCATTCGGAGCATGGTTGAAAACGACCCGAGGGTTGGATATCGAGATGTGGCGAAGGCGGTGAAGGCTGTTAAGAATTATGTGAGTGGGTCTCATGCCTTAAACTCTGCTCTACGGCGAACAGCGTCCATCCCCTCAAAGCACCAGGCAGTTCTGAGAGGCCTGGGCGCTTTGGAAAAGTCGCCTCCGGGGAAGACGTTGTATCGAGGGCTCGCCCTCCCAGAGGACAAGTGCAAGGCACTATTTCAGAAGGGCGCTGTGATTCGAGATCGGGCGATACTCAGCACTAGCGAATCGAAGAAGTATGCGGAGGGCTTTACCGATACGGGCAAAGTCGGAGATATTCCAGTGCTGATGACTTTGACGAGTACCCGGCCTTCTGGGCGCTGTATCCCTAAGCGGTTGGCGGAGTCCATGTGGGGGAATGAAAGGGAGGTGGTATTTCCTCCAAGGAGCAAGATCAAAGTTAGTCAAGCTCGATACAATAAATCGGCTGGCAGGTACGAGGTGAAGGGAACCATACTATGAGCGATCAACCCAAGGACCAACCAGAGTTCGAGGTAGTGGTTGATGATGGGGTAGAAGTGAACTGGCCGGAACTTGAAGATGGTGACGATGCCGAGGATGGAGAAGGCACCGATGGAAGCTCTGAACCCGATCGAGATTGAAGAGCTGCTGAAGCGGTCAGTGGTTCACCTCAACCCATACCAGCAGAAAGCATTCGTTGTGATGGCAGCCAAGATGATCCAACGGTTCGAGGTGAACCGTTTCCGCTCCACCACACCGATCTCCTATGCCGAGATCATTGTGCAGGCACTGAGCAATTTCTCGACAGCAGCAAGTGAAGCCAGCCGAGGGAATGCTCAGCGAGCACTCGCTTCAGCAGCAGATGCGGCGAATCTTCTAGCCATGCGACTGACACATGAGCCAGGTGATGATACTCAGAAACCGCAATAGCCCGCCTGCCTTGGATGGGGCTGTACTTGTACCCCCGGTCGCCGAGCAAAACCCCGCTCACGCAAAGCCAGGGGGTGCCCCACCCGCGCCTAGGGCTCGGCGACGCCGGAATCCCCTCCGGTTCGACCCCAGCCGCACTGGCCTGATCCGCAAGCAGTTTACAGCCGAACTCCTTCGTAGGTTGGAGCGAATCCGATCTGCTGTGTGGCAGCTCGTTGCCAAGCAGGATGTCTTCGGGCTGGTGCAGCCTGAGCCGCCGACCATCTTGTACGATCCATATTATGTCACAAAGGGCACGACGAGCGGGTTGTGGGTAGGGGGATTGAAACAAGGAAAGACTCAGGAAGAATTTCACACCTGGCTCGACGCAGAGTTTGCAAAGGCCAGAGATTTATTCACAACCAACGTCGTCACCAACGCCCCCGGCCCCAAGGCGTTCCAGTTCAAGACCAAGGACGAGAAGCTCAAGTCGTTCAACAGGTGGTTCGCCGATCTGGTCAACCAAGGCATTCTGGAAGTGGATCGCACTACGCGACCATGGCTTGCCAAGTATGTGGAATCAGCCTACAAGAAAGGTGCCATCCGTTCCTACCTGGAGGCCCACAAGAAGGAACTGGGTCGCACCGCGGATTTCTACGCGGGCACGCGCGAGCAGTTTCTTCGGTCAGCCTTTGAGACGCCAGAGCGAATGAGCAAGCTCAAGCTCCTGGGCACGCGCGCATTCGAAGAGCTGAAGGGCATTTCCGCAGAGATGTCCAGGCAGATGTCCCGCGTACTGGCAGACGGCATGGCACACGGCAAGGGCCCCTACGAAATTGCCCGCACGATGTCCAATACCATCACGGGTATCGAGCGCAAGCGGGCGAAGGTGCTCGCCAGAACAGAAATCATTCATGCTCATGCTGAGGGCCAGCTGGATGGCTACGAAGAGATGGGTGTGGAGGAGGTATCGGTGGACGTGGAATGGAGCACGGCAGGGGACGACTTGGTTTGTGAATTATGCGATGAGATGGAAGGCGAGGTCTTTACGATTGACGAGGCGCGCGGGCTGATCCCGAAGCATCCAAACTGTCGTTGCGCTTGGAAGCCACACCTTCAGAAGTTGAAGAGAGGTAAGTGATGAGCGAATTGAAAATCCACCAGCCCAAGGGGCCTAAGGAACACCGCTTGGCGCGGGAGTTCGTTCACTTGTGCGAACTGTTCCAGCAGATGGGCGAACAGCTCAAGATCCTGTCCACCATGCTCACTCCATTGATTGAGAAGGAACAGGATGAGTCGCCAGACGATAAAGCGTAAGGATTGGCAGATCACAGACGGCACTTGGTTGGCCTCCCTGCTATCGCAGATTCAATTGCGGGGAATGTACGGGAGGATAACCATCTTCTTTGAAGCCGGACAGATCGTGCGGGTAGTCAAAGAGGAGAGTCTGTTACCACCGCAGGATAAGGTGCCACCATGAAACGCCATCAGCCCCGCATCCGCATACGCCCCCGCCCGCGCGGGGGGGCACAAGCCGAACGACTTCTTCCTCCATGACCTGCCCAACCCCCAGAACAAGCCGGGGACCTGCGGTGAATGTGTCTACTATTCACGGAATCAGGCGACGTCCTTTGGGCAGTGCGACCGGTGCTATCAAGACCGGCGGGTGAAAGGAACGGATCCTGCTTGTCCTGCGGGGGAGAAAAAGCGGATGAAATTAATCCGATAATGGTAGGAATCGTCTTTACATGCGGAAATGCTCGTAATACAATTCCGGCGAATTGAGTACCTGACGACAGGGCTCCAACAGGGGCCCTTTTGTTTTGGAGCCAGTTATGGTTGCCAACAAGATAGTGAAACAGGGCGACAAGTGGTATGTGAAGTCTGAGGACGGTTCAAAGAATCTGGGAGGCCCATACGACACAGAGGAGGAGGCAAAGAAGCGGCTCCAGCAGGTCGAGTATTTCAAGCACAATTCCTTTCGGGCGGTCACGACGAACATCAGCAAGGTCCAGGTCCGGCATGAAACCATGGAAGGTACGGACTACCTGGTGGTGCCGATGGTGATGCTGACCGAAGGCGTCCATTCGGGCTCCAACGGGCCGCTCTACTACCCGCCTGAGGAACTGGGCAAGACCCCGGTTGTTTGGAACCATAAGCCCATTGTCGTCTACCATCCGACGATGGAGGGGCAGGCGATCTCCGCTTGTGACCCGGACGTCATCAACACTCAAAAGGTCGGCGTGATCATGGGGGCGGAATACACTGCCGGTAAACTGAAGGCAGAAGCGTGGCTGAACCCGAAGCGGTTGAAGGAGGTGGACAGCCGCATCCTGACAGCCATCGAAGCCGGACAGCCAATGGAGATCAGCACCGGCCTCTTCACAGACAACGATGCGGAGGAGGGGGAATGGAATGGGGAGAAGTATGTAGCAATCGCCCGAAACTTCCGGCCGGATCACTTGGCCATCCTGCCGGATCAGAAGGGTGCCTGCTCCCTAGCCGACGGTGCCGGTCTGCTCCGCAACCAGCAGATCGGCCCGTCCGGCCAGGCCCTCTACGCCCAGCGAGTTCTGCAAGTGGCGGCAGAACTGGTCGCCAATGAGCTGAGCATGGGAGAGATTCAGAATCAATTGGCCGGTCTGATACAGAAGAAGCTGGGGGATTCGGCGCTCGGTATCAATTCGCCTTGGGTGGTGGATCTGTACGACGACCGCTGTGTCTATTCGGTGGGCTCCAAAATTTACGAGCAGGCATACACCAGAAACGGGGATAAGGTCACACTGACGGGTTCGCCGACTGAGGTAGTCAGGGTGATGACATACAAACCTGCCGCCGCGTTGGCGGCTAATCGACGAAAGGAAAGCATCATGGATAAGAAGAAAGCGGTGGACGCTCTGATCGCCAATAAGGCGTCCGTGTGGGAAGAGGAGGATCGGGACCATCTGATGTCCCTATCCGAAGAGCGCCTGCAAGTTCTTCTGGAGGCCAACCAGGCTAAGGCCCCAGATGACTTGACGGAAGAGGAAAAGGCCAAGTGGGACGAGATGGACGAAGAGCAGCGTCTTGCCTGGCTGGCGAAGCGCGGGAAGAAGACTCCCCCTCAGTTCGCCAAGAACGAAGAGGGTGAGGAGACGCCGTCGGAACCGGAAGAGGAGACCGAGCCCAAGACGGCGGAGGAATACATTGCCAAGGCTCCGGAAGGCATTCGGGACATGCTGGAGGCGGGCCTGGCCGCGCACAACGCCGAGAAGGACAAGCTGATCACGACCATTACTTCGAACAAGGCTTGCACCTTCACCAAGGAGCAGCTCCGTGCGAAGCCGCTGGCGGAGCTGAAGGCAATTGCGTCGTTGGCAGTCCAGCCAAAGAAGCCGACTGCCAACTACGCCGGACAGGCGGATACGCCTGATGTGACAACGAACACCGAGGAGCCGCTGGTGGCTCCAGTGTTGACGTTTGATTAGAAGAGATCGGGCGACCGAGTAACGGAGCCCGGCACAAGGAGAATCAAGAATGGCTGCGAACACGATTCAACTCAAGGGCGACTTCCGTCTGGAAGAGGCTCTCGCGAGCGGGACGATCTACCCCGGGATGCTTCTGGAGGTCACGTCGGCGACGGCTCACACCGTCCGGGTGCATTCGACCGAAGGCGGTGAGGCCGAACGCATTGTCGCGGTGGAGGATGCGTTGCAGGGCAAGACCATCAACGACGCCTACTCCTCCGCGAGCAAGCTTCAGTATCATGTCTGTGCCCCGGGCTCGGAGGTGCGAATGTTTTACGGCGCACTCTGCTCGGCGATCAGCAAGGGCACGAAACTGATTTCCGATGGCTTGGGCCACCTGATTCCGGTGGCGGACTTGTCCACTTCCACTCTGGAGACGAACATCATCGCCGTTGCCTTGGAGGCAGTCGCGTCGCCGGGCAGTACCCCGGCGTTGTTCACTGTGCGCCTGCTGTAGGCGCTGGGTCTGGCTAGACCAGAACTGGTATAGGAGATAAGCAATGGATTTCATTCTCAATGGTCAAGCGCATGGCTCGGTGGCCGCCCAGCTCATGCAGGCGAATTTCGACGTGAACGCATTGCGGCCGTATGTGGGTGCCGATGGGCGAACCTACATCACGATCAACGAAGACGGCAAATCCAAAGCCATTCCGCTTATCAACGCCACGGCGACCTTGCGGAAGGACGAGTGGATTCAGCTGGACACGGCGGTCGTTAAGGCCGCCAAGCCCAGGCTGAAGGCGGTTGGTGATCTGCGATCGAGAGGACTGGTCTACAATATCCCGAACGGGATGGGCAAGACCGTCCTTCAGACTGAGACGCAGAGCGACATCAGCGCAGCCGTCGTGAGCATGGACGGCTTGCGGCAGAGCGAACGCGATCGGCCCGTCTACGAGCTGACCAACCTCCCGCTGCCGATTATCCACAAGGACTTCAGCTTCTCCGCTCGCCAGGTGGCGACCAGCCGCAGCGGCGGCAGCCCCCTGGACACGACCACGGCTGAGCTGGCGGCTCGGCGCGTGGCGGAAATGGCTGAGCAGCTCTTGCTTGGTGTGGCCAGCTCGTACACCTTCGGTGGCGGCACGATCTACGGTTACTCCAACTACACGGGCCGCCTGCTCAAGACGATTACGGCGCCTGATGCTTCGGGTTGGACGCCGGCGACGCTGGTGCAGGAAGTGCTGGAGATGCGCAAGCAGAGCACGGACGACTACCACTACGGGCCGTGGATGCTCTACTGCGCGCCAGCCTGGGACGTCCACCTGGATGACGATTACAGCTCCGCGAAGGGGGACAACACCCTCCGCGAGCGGTTGGCGAAGATCCAGGGCATTGAAGGTGTGGAAACGCTCGATTACTTGGAGAACTATGACATCCTGCTCGTGCAGATGACCTCGGACGTGGTCCGGGAAGTCATCGGCATGGACATCACGACCCTGCAATGGGAGACACAGGGCGGGATGCAGTTGAACTTCAAGGTGATGGCGATTCTGGTGCCGCAGCTCCGGTGCGACCAGAATTCGAACACGGGCATCGTCCACGCTTCGACGGCGTGATCCGCTCTCGTCTGATTGGAGCAGCCCGGAGGATCGTCCTCCTGCCTTCGGGCTGCCCAATCTAGTGCAAAGAAGGCAAGAGCAGGAAAGGAAAAGAGATGTTCAAGTTCAAGGTGTTGACGGGTAGTTTCGTACACGATGGTCGCCAGTATCGGCGGAATGACATCGTTGAGACTTGTGTGGAGTTGGACAAGATCTTCAAGAATGCCTTCGAGCGACTTGAGTCTCCAACTCCACCCAAGTCGATTCCTCCGCCCGTGATCCCGACCGCCGCACCGCCAGCCGAGGCCCCTGTTGGGGTTGATGTGACCGCCAACTTCAAGGGTGCCAAAGAGGCGAATGTTCAGGTGCGGGAAGTGAATGGTGCCTATTTCGTGTACGACGTGGAACACTTGGGAGAGGCCTTGAACCCGGCACCGCTCCAGAAGAGCAAGGTGCTTTCGTTCATTCGCACACTGGGATGAACCATGTCGTTCGATGCTTGGTGCCCGGAGCCGATATGGGAGGGGCAGGACGCCTACATCATCGGCGGCGGCCCTTCCCTTCGCTCCTTTGACTGGGAGTGTCTACGGGGGCGGAATACCATTGGCTGCAATTCTGCCTACCTGCTAGGCCCGGATATCTGCAAGGTGATCTTCTTCTGCGACCGCTCGTTCTTTTCGCGGTACTGGAGGCAATTGCAGGCGTTCAAGGGTTTGGTGGTGACGAATTGTCAGCCGCTCGCCAACCTTCGGTTGCCTTGGTTGAAGGTGATGCGGCGTCAAACTCGCGGGCTCTCCAAGGGCGATACCATAGCCCTGAGCTTCTCAGCCGGTACGGGCGCTGCGAATCTGGCGCTCTCGATGGGGGCTCGGAGGGTGTTCCTGCTGGGCATGGATTGCCAGGCGGGTGAAGGCGAGCGTCCAAACTGGCACGATCAGCCGGAGAAGCCAGTCATCCGCAAGGCCATCTATGACCGTTTCGCTTGGGGCTGGGAGTTTGTGGCAAGGGCCTTGCCTAACGTGTTCCCCGGACGGGAAATCATTCAGGTTTCAGATGTAGTGAAGAACAGCCCGTTCCCGATCGAATCCGTGCGGCAGCACTTTGGAGTTCACCATGGCTGCGAGAGTGTCGGCGGCGGAAGTCCAGTCCATCATTGAGGTGGACACCAATATAGCAGACATTACGCCGTTCATTACGGTGGCGAACCTGCTGGTGGATCAAGTCTGTCTGGATTCGGGCTATACGGACGAACTGCTGAAGGAGATTGAGCGATGGCTGGCGGCCCACTTCTATGCGATTCGGGACCCGAGGTTCCAGTCGCAGGGAGCCGGCGGAGCATCAGCCAGCTTCCAGGGTCAAACAGGGATGATGTTGGAGGCGACGTCTTACGGCCAGCAGGCCATGATACTCGACGTGGAGGGCAATCTAGCGGTACTCAACGAGAACATTCAGCGGGGATTGAAGCCTACCGTTTCGGTCAGCTGGTTAGGAACGGAGTTAGAGTGATGAAGAACGACCTTTGGAAATGGGTGGCCGGCGTGCTCATAGGAGTTGGGACGACCAGTATAGGCACTCAGATTGCATGGTTTGTTGCGTTTGAAAAGGATGCTATTTCTCGCGATGAATTTCAGAAGGGAATGCACGATCTGGACCAGAGAGCCGTTGTGGCGGATAATGTCCTGCGGGCTGAGATGAGGGAATTGTCGGCGGAAATGAGCCGTAGACAGACGGACCTGCGCAATACCATCGATGGCTTGCGGATGGATTTCGGTAGGTTTGAAAAGGAGAGCACTGCTGACCGCAAGTCCCTGAACACAAAGATGGACATGATCATCTCGCTCATTCAGGAGAAGCACCCACCGGGAAAATAGGAGCCGTCGATGGCATTGATAGAGCGATACGTTCGGGCCGACGCAGCGGGTGGGGGAGACGGCACTACCGATGCGAATAGTGGGGCACACGGCGCCTTCACACTAGCAGAGGCGTTCGCGGATTTCAACAATTCACGCGCAGGCTACCGCTACAATGTGAAGAAGGGTAGCTATTCCACGGCGGGTGTGACGCTCACTGGCGATGCTACACCAGCGGACGGCACGATCTTCGAGGGGTTCGTAGACACTCCCGGCGACCTTCGTACCCAGAAGCGCACCAATGGTACGGCACCTTGGGATACGACAGATTGGCCAGTGATTACATTCAACCAAGCCACTCGCATAGATGCCACTGGTGCGGATTTCCTTATCTGGCGTAGCATCAAGTTCACGGTGGCAGGTACGGGCTATTCTGGCCCTCTCCTTTATATGGGGGCGTCCAATATTTTCATTCGGGTGGTGGTGGTTAACCCATCGACCAACGCGAATGCTTCGGGCATCTACGGCGGGTCTGTTGCGCTCGATTGTGACGTGTTTCTGACGGGCGCCACAGGTTGTCTCTATGGCATATCCACCTGCATACGAGTCGTGATGTGCCACATAGATATCGCGACGAACAATACCGCGGTTGTTGGCATTCGGGTTGCATACAATGGCATTGTGGCCCTTACAAGATTCGTCCGGTGCGCTGGTATTCCAATTGACGGAATCAGCACGACGGCAGCTCAACAGTACACCTTCTTATTCAATTCGCTGCCGCAGGGAGCCACAGGTGTACGAGTTGCCAATGTGGCCCACACGGGTGTCATGCTGTTCCTTGGCAACCTGATTGCCAACATGACTGGCTATGCCTTTGATTCTCTGTATCAGGCGTCTGCCGATCTGGCGGCCGTCTTTGCATACAACCGGGTAAGGGACAATGGTGCGACTCAGCGGGGCTTCACCGACTGGTACAACGCCACGAACACCGATGAGGTATCCACAGACGATACGGATGCGAACGAATTCGTCAACCTCGGGGCGCAAGACATTCGATTGAAGTCCGGTTCGCTTGCCAAGGGAGCGGGTGGTGCTGGTAGTATGGACATCGGTGCATGTCAGCGAGCGGAGCCTACGCTTCCAGCGGAAGGGGACGTGAAGAAGAACGTCCAGTATGGGGACGGCGGGACAGAGTTGACAGGGACCTATGACCCTATGGCAGCGGCGGTCTTCCCCTCGGCAGATGCGGTGCTTGATTCGGAGGGCAATTACGGCCCCACTGGTGCAGACTACACTCCGCTCTATCATGCACCTGAGGCAAGTGAAGTGATTTCTACTGCCGTGTTTGGCCCTTCATCTAGCATCTCCGGAACATTCGTGGTGCCGAACGTGGCGAATGTGTTGTTGGGTGTCTTCTACGGAGCTGGAGGCAACGAATACGAAGGTGAGCATGAATGTGACCTACCAGTGGAGGAGGACGTGCGGGAGGGCGTGCAGTATGACAATGGACAGGCAGAGGGGAATTTGGTCTTGCCGGCTGAGGAAGATGTGAAGGCTTCAGTGCAATACGGAGCCAATGGGACAGAACTGACAGGCACCTTGGTTGCCGCTATGCCTTGGGTGGGTGACCGGCACGGAGGATTGCGGTAATGCTCATCAAGAACGGACAAACCGATGTCATCACCTACTTCGTATTGCGGGACGCTACGACCCACGCACCGAAGACAGACGTGGTCATCACGGACATCGACATCTACTATGTGAAGGAGGGGGCAGAGATCAGTGCCAAGGCAGACTTAACTCCTCATGCCGCTGCGAACGATGCTCACTCGGACAACAAGGGGATCCATGTAGGCAAAGGTCTGTATCGAATTGACTGGCCGGATGCGGCGTTTCAGGGCGGGGTGGGCAAGAAGGTCTACCTAATAGTTGAATGCACAGGTGTAGACACGGTCTATCTGGAAGTGGAACTGTCTGCTCCTGTGAATACCGTTTCCCTTGGTGGTACCGACCAGACCGGCAGGGACATTGGTGCCAGTGTCCTCCTGTCTCCGGGTACGGGGACAGGGCAGATTAGTCTGTCCAGTGGAGCGGTTACTGTTGGCACGAACAATGACAAGACGGGATATGGCCTGGCGGATTCGGCGATCACAAGTGCCAAGTTCGCCGCGAACGCCATTTCGGCAGCCGCCTTGAATGCCGATGCCATAACGGCCATCCAGAATGGGCTGGCAATGGCATCCGAGCTTGCCAAGGTACCGAAGAGCGACGGGGCGGTTGGTTGGAATTCGACGGCACTCGGGCAAATCGGTACCACGGCTGAAAATGCTTGTGCCGATGCCATAAGCAACTATGATCCCCCAACCAATGCGGAGATGGAAGCCCGTACATTGGCGGCGGCTTCCTATGCTACCGCAACGGAACTCGCCAAGGTACCGAAGAGTGATGGTTCCGCCACTTGGAATGCCACAGCCCTTGCCTCGATTCAGGCGGGGGCGGCAGCAGCCTTGACAGCATATGATCCCCCAACCAATACAGAGATGGAAGCCCGCACGCTGGCGGCCGCGTCCTACGCGACAGCCTCCGAACTTGCCAAGGTACCGAAGAGTGATGGTGCAGTTGGTTGGAACTCAACTGCTCTCGCACAGATTGCCAACACAGCGGAGAATAGTTGCGCCAATGCCTTGCTCGATTATGACCCACCCACCAATGCTGAGATGGAAGCCCGCACGCTGGCGGCCAGCAACTACGCCACGGCATCAGCTTTGGCAGCGGTGGATACCATTGTGGATGCTGTGAAGCTTGTGACCGATAAGCTGGACAGCATGATTGAGGAGATCTCATAGTGGCGTACCGCTTCAAAGCCCGTTCGACGACGCCCGGTGATCCTGCTCTGAAGGCGGCAGCATTGGCGGTGGTGGCAGGCTATCCGCTAGAGGCGGATGTTCAGTCAGGTGTCTACTACGGGACGAGCGGCACGGAATTCCTAGGGGAATTCATAGCAGGCGCGGGTACTGTGCCCGATCCTAGTGATGTGCGGGAAGGGGTGGAGGTAGGATACACCGAGGGGACGCTGGTGGTTCCCTCTACAGAAGACGTTCGGGTGGGGATTGGCTATGGAGCGGCGGGAACCGAGTTCACGGGCACCTATGGGCTCGCGCGTGTGACGCATGGGCAGATTCTGGAATCCCGCACCTTGCGGCAAACGGCGGTCTACTGGCCGCCCTCCACAGAGATCGATGCTCACGGCGTTCCGATCTTGTCTACGCCACAGCAGATTCGTTGTCGTTGGGAGGACACTCAGGAGGAGTTCATTCAACCCGATGGCGAAAAGGGCGTGAGTCGGGCAAAGGTGTTCCTCATTGTGGACTTGGAATTAGGAGGGATGCTGTGGCTCGGCACCTTGGAAGAGGCCACCGCCCCGGGCTTCCCTGCCGATCCCCGTGAGGCTGGAGCACTCAACATTCGTTCGGTCTCGAAGATGCCTACGCTCAAGGCAGAACAATATGTCCGTGTGGTGTACCTCTAATGGCTGAGATGTCCTCCATCAAGGGTCTTGCCAAGCTTCAGCAGAAGCTTAAGGCGCAGACTGCCCAGAACGTGAAGAAGCTGGCGAGAGGGCTATATCGAGCAGGACGGCACTTGCAGGCATGCAGCATGGACATCGTGCCAGTGGATACGGGAAACCTGAAGAATTCAGCAGATACGTCCCCACCAAAGATTGCGGGCACAACGGTGCAGGTGAGGGTATACTACACCGCCAACTATGCTCTGTATGTTCATGAGAACTTGAATGCGAGACACAAGCCCGGGAAGCAAGCGAAGTTCTTAGAGGGACCGGCTCGCACCGAGCAGGTACAGATGAAGCGGATTGTGAATGAGGCCATGAGATGACGCATAGCCCAGCGACAGTCATAGCCGAATACCTGCTGACGGAGTCCCTTAGTTCCATTGAGGCCCCGCCCTTTGTTGTGCCTGCTCCGTCAACGGATTGGTGTCTGTACATCTCCCTGCTCCCCGAAACGAATCCCGCACGCGCGGGGGCGGTCTACGATACCACGCCGCAACGGTTGCGTCGGTTGCTATCGGGTGAGGAATTGTGGGCACACGGCATCCAGATCAAGATTCGTTCGAGCGATTACCCAAGCGGTTGGGACAAGGGGGAAGAGGTGGTAGCATTGTTGAACACCATTAATCGTTCACTGGTCTTCCTGTCCCCGGCCTCCTACGAAATTGAGTACTTCTCCCAGACGAGCCGCCTCTTGTCTTTGGGACAGGATGCACAGCGCCGGCACGAGTTTGCAATCAACGGGATGTGTGTTATAAGCCAGATCACCTGACGTAAGGAGAAATAGCATGGCAAGCGGTGACGAAGGGATCAGCGGGTTCGGGACGACTGTTTCGGGTGCTTCGACAGGGGCCTTGGGTCGTCTTATCCGCGTGTCTGTTGGGTCTATGGAAGCCAACGACATCGACGTATCTTCCATGGACAGCCCGAACAGGTGGCGAGAGTTCATTGCCGGTATGAAGAATGCCGGCGAGATCCGATTGGACATCCTCTACGATGAGGACGAAGTCGATGCGGCACTGGATGCGCTGGGTTCCGACAACGAAACATGGACCATCACGTTCCCGGATACAGCGGAGTTCGTCTGTGATGGGTATGTGAAGTCTGTGGGTCCCATCGACGCGCCAATGGACGACAAGATGGCGATGAGCATTGGGATCAAGCTGTCGGGCGAGCCCACCTACACCCCGCCGGCATAATGGCCGTAGCGAACGGCTGAAAGGAGAAGGTACATGTCGAAGGTGCTGACGAAGATGGAGATCCTGAGCGCCCAGGATCTCAAGCAGGAAACGGTTCCTGTCCCTGAGTGGTCCCCGGATGGCGTGGTGATTGTTCGGGAAGCCACCGCTCTGGAACGGGACGCCTATGAGGAAAGCCTGCTCCGCCCGACACTGAACAAGAGGGGCGAGCGGGCAGAACTGAAGACGGACTTCCGGAATTCCAAAGCACGCTTGGTGGTGAAGTGCATTATCGACGAGCGGGGCGATCGCATCTTTCAAGACGAAGACGCGGAAGCACTGGGCCGGAAGTCTGCCGCTGTGATCGATCGCATCTTCCAGGTAGTCCGGCGGCTATCCGGCATGACGCTGGAAAGTAAACAGGAGATCGAGGGAAACTCAGACGGCGCCCAGAACGAGTCTTCGCCTTCAAGTTAGCCGGCCATCTGGGTATGCCGGTCTGCGAATTATTGCGGAGAATGCCGGCTTCGGAGTTCACGGAATGGCTGGTGATCGACGAGAAGTTCGATCCCTTTGGGTCTGTACGCGAAGACTTGCGTGCAGGCATGATCGCCAGCCCATTGCTCAATATCCAATTGGCAAAGGGCAGTCCGCGCACCAAGCCTACGGATTGGATTCTGGACTTGCGTCCGGTCCAACCCATGACCGATGCTCAGATGCAAAAGGTCTTCAAGGCGCTGGCGGAAGGATACAAGAGATCCAAACGACCGGTGCAGGAACAGAGGTCGAAGAAGGAACGACGGCCGCCTCCTACGGATCGTCCTAATCGCAGACGGAGACCGCAATGACAACCATTGAAGAACTGCTGGTTGTTCTCAAAGGCGACGCGAGGGAATTCGACCGAGCAGCCAATGAAGGCGTGCGGCTCCTCACGGATCTGGACCAGTCTGCTCAGAAGGCTACCAAGCGATTGGATGACGTCTGGGCAGCCTGGTCCCATCCACAATCGGCAGCGGACTTCATGCGCAATGAAATGGCGCTGCAACAAGCAATGCAGGATGCCATGATAGAGGGCGAGAAGCAACTTCTACGAGACAAGCTGGCCCGCATGGAAGAGGAATCTGCTGCCGAATATGAAAAGGCGGAGGAAATGGCGGCGGCGGAAGAGGCCCGCATTTCTGCCCAGCAGAACGACATGGCCACCTTCCAGTCATGGCGTGTCGCTGAGCAGCAAAAGGAGATGCAGCAGACACAGATTCTGGACAACGCCATTTTCAATATGACCCACAGTGGGTATGAGCGGCGCCTGCGGGACATGCAGCAATACTACGCTCGCCAGCGGGCAGAACACGCTGGAAATCTGGAGAATCTGAAGAAGCTCGATCAGCTGTACTTCTTGGAATGGCGTGAGCTTGAGCGGGTGCAGGAGGAACACCAACGAAGGATGCTGCTCGCTCGACGAGGTCCTTTGATGCTGGCCGCAAGAACAATCCTGCCACAAGTCACATTCCTAGCGGGCGGCCAGATTGGCATGATGGGCATGATGATGTCGCAGGGCTTCGCGCTGGGTGGCCTCATGACCGGTGTTATAGCAGCGGGCGCCATCATCAAAGAAATGGTAGGCCACTACAAAGCCTTCAAGGCACTCCAGAAAGACATATGGGACTATGCCGAGAAGACAGAAAAGTCCTATGCCCATCAGCGGGAATCCATCCGCGAGACAACCGGCCTTGGGAATAAACTGCGGGCACAGGCGCAGGAAATACAGGCGCGGGCGGACGAAATGGCCAAGCGGGCCAAGGAGGCGCAGTTCGGCACCGGCGGATTCAGTTCAGTAGGGGCGGTAGCCAAAGCCGCAATGTGGACAATATCCAGCGGCCAGGCGATGTGGCCCGAGGTAGAGCTGGGCTTGCAAGAAGCCACCCGGTTGGAGGAGGAAGCCAAGAAGCTGCGGGAAATGGCTGCACTGGAAACAGAACTTCTGTGGGAAACGACTCAAAGGAAGATGCAGGTCGCCGAGCGATCGGCTGAAATACAAGGCATGGAGGAGGGGACCGAGAAGCGGCGTGCGAGTCTGGAATTGCAGATTCGAAGCCGCCTCGAAGACGTTCGCGCTCGGGTTGATGAAGAGCTTCGCTTGTTGGCAGTCTTCGGTGCTACCGAAGAGGAAATGGCGGAAGCCAGTGCAAGGGGAGCAATGGAGATCGCCAGTGTAGAACGGCAGATCTATACAATGCTGGCGAACTTCCAACGGGATGAAGCTCGGCGGGCTGCTGAGGGGGCAGACAGACGCTTCAAGGCGTTGAATGCAAAGGGAACAGAGTATCTAAACCGTATCGCGGTAGCCAAGGGGCGCTTGACGCAAACGGATGTGGCTTGGATGGCTATCGCAGAGGAACTGCGGGAGCAGTGGAACGCCACCAATGAGGAACTCGATACCTACCATCGACTCTTCCGAACGGCTGTTCAAGCGGAGGCAAACAAGACCATCGAAGACAACATCAAGTCTGTGCGAATCGAAATCCAACTGCTCAAAGGTGAAATCACGGAGGCCGATGCCGCCCTTCAGCATTCGCTCATGGCGCACCCAGAAGCTGGCACCGATCGCGTGAAGGAACTTCATGCCGTTCAGCAGCAGGCTGATCTGATTCGTTGGGTCAAAGAAGAGCTGAACAGCCTCTATCCGGAACGGATACTGGAGGAGTATACCAAGAGATTGTGGGAGGCTGTTCATGCGGGGCTCATGACCCAGGAGGAGGCAGCCAAACTCTGGGAATCGAAGCGGGCAAGCATCTTCGACAAGGACCAGCAGGGGTCAGCTAGAGATGCGGAATGGAAGAGCATGCGCGCATTGTATGTGGATTGGCGGGGGCTGACGGGAACTGATCGGCTGACATTGGCGGCGGAAGAAACCGCCAGGAACACTCGACCACTGCGCAATAAAGGACCGGAGCTGAACTGATGCCTACTGTGGTACTAGACACGATTGAAGGCGCAAGCGGCCGTCAGTGCTACGACGGGCACGGCATGAAGGCATGGGAGTTCCGCCGTGTGGCTATCGTATCCGGCATCACGGACCCGCCGGAAGGCATGGACATTCTGGCAGCGGCGGTGCAGGCTGTGGTGGGTGAAGTAGGCGACATCGGCTGGGGCACCTACCCGAATCATCCGGACGCCTACATACAAGAGTTTCAGCCAGAGGCGATCGACCAAGAGACGGTGAGGGTAACGATCCTCTACAAGGAGCTGCTATACTCCACCGCCCAGATTGAAGTGGGGACGTCACTCACACAAACGGAATCCAATCGGGATGCCTTTGGCAACGAAATCGTCCTCAATTACACCTACCCGGCGAACTACCCCATCGAAGAAAAGCGCGGCAAACCGGCGGACCCACAACACGGCATGTACCAGCGGCTCGTCCCGGAAACGACAGTCACTTTCCGCCGCACGGAATACCAATCCCCATTAGTCAAGTCCACTCAGTACACCGGCAAGACGAACCTCAATAATTTCATGGGGCTCCCTCCTGGCCGCTGGTTATGTACGGGCATTTCGGGGCTGAGCGATGATGCTGGGTTGACATGGAAGGTTGTGTACGAATTTCAATGCCGGGCGGATGGTTGGGATGAGCAGATCGTCTTCATCAATCCAGACACGGGCCGCCCGCCGGAAGGGCTAATCCTTGGTGTGGGCATAAAGACGCCGCAGCGGTATCTCCAGATCGACTTTGGCGGTTTGCAATTGTAGGAGAGAGGTATGCCTGTGCCCATTGACCGACTGCAAGGAGGCACACCAAGCGCTCGTCGCAAGCTCAATCAGACGGTAGACAAAGCCAACCGCCTGCTCACCATCACCGGCGATTCGTTTATCCGGGTGCATGATACCCCCATGGGCCTCTCCATCGGTCTGAATCTGGATTACCTGCTGGCCTACATTCCGAAGGTGCGAGGCGCAAGTGAATCTGTTCCTGCCGGAGTTCTGTTCGCGGTGAAGGTGAAATTGAAGGGTGGCTGGCCCGGCGGCAATGGACAGAACTGTGCCTTCGTTTACGACGTTTACCCAGCGAGTACAGTCTGGCCGTCGCAAGGGGATCCTCCAAGCGAAACCCGTCTGCTGGAGAATGCTCCACCGGAAACAGAGGTGATCCCGGGGGTGCGATACCAGTGGGTTCCTACGGATGGCGCACCTTGGGGCTGGGGTGTGGCGTTCAGAGATCCATCTGAAGAGGGTAGCCCCCTTTTGCTTTACCACGTGGCGGACGAGAGGCCGACGTCTCATGATTGCGAGTGCCCTTGATGTCCGATGATGCCTTGGCAATTCGCGGTGACGGTTTGTTGGTGCCGGGCTTCCCCACCTTCTACTCTGCTCTCGCCCTGCACCATCCGGGCAGCGGCTCCTGTTGTGAAGAGGGAGCCTGCTGCCTGCCAAACGGGGAATGCCGAGACAATATCAGTGAGGGGGATTGCACAGACTACAACGGCATCTGGTTCCCCGGAGGATCCTGCGATCAGAATCCATGCCTGGGACCTTGCTGCCTTCCGGATTACCCTAACGGGTCCACCTGCGAGATGCGGGGCAAGGCACAATGCCTAGCGGACAACGGAACATGGATGGGCTTTGGCAAGACCTGCTCGGAGATCACCTGTCCTACGATGCCTTGTCCTTACTGCATTGGCGGCTTCATGCCGCCCGCCCTCATGATTATCGAGTGGATACAGCCCGTTCAATCCTGCTGCGGAACATACGAAGTGGAGATGCTTGGGGACACCTACCACGAGCATCTCTACGGTGAGGATTGCTGGTTGGCGGAATACCTGCCAGACGGTGAGCCTACCCAGCACCAGGCCCGCCGCCGACAATGCAATCAATGGGTCCCCAATTGTCAGGACTGCCAGCCGACTTGGAACTTTGACAGTCATGTGAGTGAAGGAGTAGGCTTCTGGGCACAAGATGGCCGCATCCACTTCGGCTGGGAAATGCTCTACTACGGGTGCTGTACCTATACTGTGAACGCAGCGAGTGCAGACTTTGACGTCGGTCCGGATTCCGGGCCGATTGAATGTAACGGTGTCTGGGAAAAGGAAACGGTGATTGTGCCCGGCTCCTGCCCTGGGTCCTATTCACCCTGTTGTTACTACATAGCGAAGGTCACAGTCATCGTAGGCAACGGCGGCGGGCGGGAAGGTGAGCAGCTCTTGCTCAGTGTGCGCAGCCAGATGGCTATGAAGCGAACTCACAGCCAGAACCGCAGTTCACAGATAGTGGTGCCCGATCGTTCTCTCATCCTGCCGTCCTCCGGTTGCACGGGCTGCCGGGGACGGGGGCAGAAGGTAAAAGACGCATGGCCGGCGATGTGACACCGTGTCCGGAAGCTCTTCATACTCGTGAACTGCTGCCACGAGAACTATGGCCCAATTTGGTAACGGCACTCACAGGCGCTTGGGGCCCTGAAGACGCTGCCAGTGCGAAGGTGTTGGTTTGTTCTGGATGCGAACAGTGGCTGGTGTTCCGGCATCACCAGTTAGGGTGTATATTGATGGGTGAAGATCGTCCGTGTGAGTACCTCAAGGCGCTCGACGGATTGAAGAACTGCCCTCTGGGCAAGTGGCCCAAGGAGAAGTGACATGGCTCTGAACATCTTTGGTGGCGGTGCAGACGAAGTCGCACAAGTGGTATCTGTTACAGTGGATCTTCCACCCAACCCCGGGGACGTCTACACCTTGACGGTCGTTCTGGATGACGACCAGACACGGGAGATCCAATACGAAGCCCATACTGGTGATGATGAAGCCGACGTGCTGGCGGCTTTGGAAGACTTGTGGAATGGGCAGTTGGACCCAGCCTTCTCCGGCATCACTGCGGCGGCTGAGAGCAGCCTTCAGCTTCTACTCACAGCGGACACGGCAGGCGTGCCGTTCACTGTTCAGGCTAGTGCATCGTCGCCGGCTTCCTTGACGGCGACGGTTGTGACGCCCAACAGCGGGCCGAACGATTACGGCACCGCAGCCAACTGGTCCCTTGGCCGCATTCCTGAGGCATCGGATGATGTGCAGATTGCGCCGGGAGCCAGTGCCATTCTGTACGGACTGGACCAAACGGCAGTGACACTGAATTCCTTCAAGCGCATGGTCGGGCATACTGCTCAGATCGGACGGGAGGGGCCGGCCCCGCTTGGCGAATACGGTTCGGCACCAAGGTTCCACCTGCGGATCAAGTGTTCTGGTGACGTAGAGATCCGAGGCGGTGGTACGTTCGTAGCGCTGGACTTGGACACGTCCCCTGTTTCGGTACTGGTTGAGCATACGGGATTGCCGGCCAGTTCGCGTGAAGCGGCCGTGTATCTGAAGGGCTCTGCACTGAACACGCCAGACATTCGGGCGGGCTATGTTCGGTTGGAAGGCGCCACACTCACAGCGGACCTCTACGTTTCCGGCACGTCGCAAGTCATTCTGGCAGACGATTGCGATTGCGAACCCGTTGGCGGAAGTACGGTCTTTGTCGTTGGTGCGAATGCCAGTGTGATTGCCTACTGCAATGTCGATGACGTGGACTTGCGGAAGGGCTGCCAATATTGGCAGAAGAAAGGTGTTTGGACCGGTCAGCTCACCATGCACGAGAACGTAACCGCCATTGCCGATACGGCGGATACCTACGGGGACGTGGTGGCTTGGGGCGGGACATTGGTTACGGACCAGACGCCGGGCACGAAGATCATCAATTCTGTCATAGTCAACTCCGCCAACTTCTCCCTGCTCCAGTTGGCGGGCTCGCTGACAGTGAACTCAATGACGGTGAATGTGTCGAGTAGCGACGGCTCAACCATTGTGTATGCGGTTGCTAGGTAAGGAGAGGTGCCGTGTCTGTAAAGAAGGTGGTCGTAGGGTGCTATACGCCCGGGGATTATGAGCGGGAGGCGCATGAACGTCTCATCCCCAGCGTTCGGGCGCTCGGCTTGGAACATGACATCCGACAGATCCCCAGCCGTGGGTCTTGGATCCTGAACAATTCCGCCTGTCAGATCTTCCTGCTGGGCATTGCCAAGGAATACCCGGATGCACACCTGCTCTATATAGACGTAGACGGGATGGTGCGTTCGGACCCGTGGCCGTACCTGCTCAGTCTGGATTGCGACATTGGTGTTCACTATTTCCGGCACGGCAGAATAGCCAGGCGCATGAATGAGGAGCTGCTCTGCGGTACGGTCTATCTGCCGCCGGTGACTTGCCGACAGAACTTGCTGGAACGCTGGGTGACGGAGAACGAGAAGCATCCAGACGTCTGGGACCAGCGTAACCTCCAGACGATGATTGAACGCGATCGGAACATTCGGGTAGCCAGACTGCCGGCGGAATACTGCTGTATCTTCGACACCCACCGTCGGTTTTACCCGAACATCGTCCCGGTCATCGAACACTTCCAAGCCAGCCGACGATACAAGCGGAGGGCGGATGCGCAATGCGTAACACAGACAACCCCCTAGTCAGCTTGCTTTGCCCGGCCTACCGTTGTGAACGGTTCCTAGATGACATGGTCTGGTCTGTTCTGCGCCAGACCTATGTAAACTGGGAATTGTGCATGGTGGACGACGGTTCGGACGACGATCAGTGGTCGAAGATGTCGCGTTGGTCTTCTGTAGACCCGCGCATTCGAGCGGAACAGATCCCCCATTCTGGCTATGCGCTGGCCTACAATCATAGCATGGGTATGGCGAAGGGAGACCTGTTCGCTCGACAGGATGCGGACGACACCGTTCACCCCGATCGGTTGTTGAAGCAAGTGAAGCTGATTATCGAGGATCGGGCAGACATCTGTACCTGCGTCCTTCAGCGCGTGCGAGAGAGCGGCGAGCGGATGCACGAACGAACGACCGGCATGGACCCTTGGCGGTACATTACCAGACGGTACCCAACCGGACCGGGCTCAGCTACCATCATGGCTTGGCGGGACGTCTATGATCGTGTGGGCGGTTTCGACCCGAAGTATGAATGGTCCGCCGACAGCGATTGGAACTTCCGTGCGCTGGTTTGTGACAACCCTCCCCTACGGTGGACCCACTGCCCAGAGGTCCTCTATTACTACCGTGACCACCAAGGGCAGATGATGAAGGTGGGACGGGAAGCGAGCATGGCTGCTCATTGGGATCGGCAGCGTCATTACTACCCAGAGATCCGGAACAGGATTCGCCGTGAGCAGCGTCATCATTGAACGGGAGCGGGAGCAGGATCAGTGCTCTGGCCGCCTGAATCTCATACCGATAATGGATGCGGTAGCCGATGCGGTGCGGCTGTTAGGCCATGAGGTAGTTCGCTGGCATCGGTCCGAACCCCTGCCCATTGTTGAGGGGGCAACTCACGTCTTCTGGTGGGGCTGCAATATCCTGCCAGAGCAGCAGGCTCGCGCCAATCGTTTGGGTCTGTCTACGGTCTACATGGAGATCGGCTGGACCAAGGAACGCAAGGACTATCTCCAGATGGATCATCTGGGTACCGGGGGGAACGCGAGTTGGGTTGATGAACCTCTGGAGTACATTCCGCAAGGACCGCTGCCATTGAAACCAGACGGGGACCTGCTCGTTTGCCTGCGGTACGACGGGGCGAAGATAGCCACTGACCGGAACCTGTCCCCCTACTTGTCGGGCAATCTGCACTGGATTGATCTGCTGGTTCATACGTCCACCTTGCCGCTGCGGGTGCGGGCACACTACGCCAGCCAGAGGAAACGGACCAACCTACTGTTCATGAAGTACCATAAGCGGATAACGCGGGATTGTCATGGCACCTTTGAGGATGCCATGCGGGATGCAAAGGCGGTGGCTGTCATTGACTCCACTTGTGGGGCACAGGCAATGGAGGCTGGACTGCCTGTTCTGTGCTATGGCCGGCAAGTCTTCCGCCAGCCGGGAGCGGTCTATTGCTTGGATGCCGATCCGGACAAGAGCCGCAAGGCTATCACCGAACTTTCAGATGGCCGGTGTTCCCTTGACCGTGGCGCTGTGGAGGCCATGCTGAAGAAGATATGGGATCACCAGTGGTGGATATGGAACACGGAAGCATTGGCTCGGAAAATTCACGGGAGGTTCCACCTATGAAGCCGGTAGTCACCTTGTCGTGCCTTGGGTATCGCGGCCGCTTTGGGAACCAGCTCTTTCAATACGCCTTTGCGCGCCGTTATTGCGAGCGATACGGAGCAGAACTCCAGACGCCACCATGGGTGGGTCAGGATCTCTTCCGGAATGTTCAGGACCCACTCATCGAAAAGGTCCTCCCGCCGTTCCCGGAGGACCGCCTGCCGCAAGGTGAAACTGATATTGACTTGACTGGCTACTTCCAGCGACCCGAGCATCTCGCCACCTATACGCGATCATGGGCTCGCGACTTGTTCTGGTTCCAACCACATTGGTTGGAGGCCCACCCCAAGCGTGGTGACTATGCAGCCGCCCACCTACGGCGTGGTGACTATCTGGAGCACCAAGATGAGTATGCGATTATCACCTTGGGCTCGTACCGGCAGGCTCACCAGCGTTACTGCCCGGACTTGCCGCTGGTGTGGGTGCGGGAGAAGACGAGCGTTCGGCAACCGTATGCCTTTGTACCGGACTTCCTGCGGTTGATGCAGGCGGATGCCTTGCTACGGGCGAACTCCACATTCTCATGGTGGGCGGGGACGTTGGGACATGGCCGTGTCTATTCGCCGAACATTCAGCAGGAGCGGGGCGTTGCGGCGGTGGACTTTGTGGAGGGCAACCATTGTCGCTTGACATACCGCCAGCAAGAATTGCGGTTGGAGGAGGGAGACCATCGTCTTTGGCATGAGCGTGGCTACTGGCTCTTCAAGGATATGGCCACGATCAAAGCCGAACACCAATACAGCCCAGAGCTGGCGGCCATGCTGGTGAAGCTGCTCGATGGCAAGACCGTTTGTGATCTGGGTTGTGGGTTGGGTTCCTATGTGGCGATGCTACGCTCGAGAGGCATTGAAGCGGTTGGCTTCGATGGTAACCCCCACACCATGGAGATAGCCGAAACCCGCTATGTGTCGGTGCAGGATCTATCTGTACCGTTCCGCTTGCCAGCGCCGGTGGATTGGGTCATTTCGTTTGAAGTGGGTGAGCACATTCCCCGCGAGTATGAGGATGTCTTCCTTGACAACCTGACAGCCAACGCGAGTGAAGGCATTGTGCTGAGCTGGGCGGTGCCGACGGCGTATGACAACGGTGGTACAATGGGGCATGTCAACTCCCGCGACAATGTGTACATCATTGAGCGGTTGGCAAGACGCGGATGGATGTTCGATGCAAAACAGACGCGGGCTTGGCGCAAGGGGATTGGTGCGCGTTGTATTCATTTCCGTGATACGCTGATGCTGTTTCGTCGCAAAGGAACCCTCTCCTAGGGGCGGCCCGGGTCTCCGCCTTCTCTTCCCGGCCGCCCCTCCTGTTTGTCTATACTGTCTAGACTATCTTGCCTGCCCTAGGCCTGAGCCGGAACAGTTACAGGCGCTTTCCGACCGCAGATTTATCATGGTTTTTGTTCCAACTCATTGTCAATGAATGAGTTGGAGCGCGCATTATTTTCCGGTCTACTTGCTTGCAGGGCTATAACTACATATACTATAAGGCGTAACAAGTTCATATGAGCGACGCGAGTCGAAAGACGCGGCAAGGTGAACGTACCAACGGATGCCCAAGGCCGCTGAGCAGAGTGCGTGAAGTGCATCGCTGACCGGGAATGGTCAGAGGACCAGACCTTAAGGCGGCGCGGGCGTACCCCCGCGCGGGCGACTGTGCTGTGCCGGCTTATCGCAAGGCGGCAGCAGTCGGATAGCACCTGAAGCACTCGTCGAGGTTTGTTGTGACTGATTGGCACGGTCACCGTGAACCTAATCGAACAACTGAACCAGTGAGCCCAAGTGTGCCGCTCGGTGCACGACCGCTCACTCCCTGGGTGCAATGCCCATGAGTCGAAATCATGCGGTGCAATGCCGCATGATCCGATGGCGGGTGGCTCCCGCATCGCTGATGATGACAAGCCGCAAGGAGATGCCGATGGGCAACTACTATTCAGCCGAGGAGTACCTGCGGAGAAAAGTGGAAGGCAGGATCGCTCGCGCGATCGGCCAACAATTCTGCATCCGCTTGGATCGCGCGACCAAAGTTCGGGGCGTGATCAGTCGCTGTGAGTTTGCTGGTGCCCGCCGAGTGAATGATGGATGGGTTGCACAAGCGAAAGTTTGGCTGACCGGCGATAACGGCCACGTTTGGGGCCCGTACGTCGTTGAGCGTTTGCCGAACTGATAGGAGAGCACAGATGCTGAACAAGATTGAGATGTGGATGGAGACGCCTCGCGGCAAGCAGAAGATCACGACCACGCCAGCGGAGGTCAGGAAGGTGCTGTATGTGCTGAACAAGGCCGGTCTCTATCCCTGCGAGATCGATACGGAGGACATCGGAGACTTCTGCCCGATGCTCGATGACCAAGTGATCGAAACCATCTTTGGTGATGACTAGGAGGAAGCAATGAGCACCGTTATTGATGTGGTTATGCGCTGCGATATGCGTCGGAAGCGATTCATCGCATCGACGAATTACCGTGGCGAACACTATGAGGCGCATGGCCCCAATGAGGAACAAGCGTCGAGCGCTCTGTGCGAGCGCCTCTGGTACGAGCGGCCGGATACGGAGGCCGGTGCTGACTTCACCGTGAAGATCGTAGAGAGGTGGGCATACTAAGGCCGAAAGGCTCCGCAGATCGCGGAGCCTCTGCCCGTGATGCGGGCACTGATGAGGCCAGAACGCCTTGCAAGGAGAGTACAGATGAGACCGAAGGAACTTAAGGATCTGCTGGTGACTTGCATCAAGGCCGGGCTGCCGGTGCTGATCAAGGGCCAGCCGGGCGTTGGTAAGTCCGACATCGTTGAGCAGGCGGCCGCTGAGTGCAAGGCGGATTTCATACTGCGCCACCCCGTGGTGGAAGACCCCACGGACTACAAAGGCGCCCCCGCTGTGCTGGATGGCAAGGCCGACTTCCTGCCGTTCGGAGACTTGCGGGCTCTCATGCTCGCGAAGAAGTTGACGGTGTGCATGATCGATGACCTAGGCCAAGCCGCACCGGTTGTGCAGGCGGCGGCCATGCAACTCATCCTCGCTCGCCGGATCAACGGCCACAAGATCAGCGACAAAGTGATCTTCATCGCGGCGACCAACCGCCGCGAGGACAAGGCGGGCGTGACCTCGATCCTGGAGCCGGTGAAGAGCCGGTTTGCGACGATCGTTCAGCTCGATGTGAACGTCGACGACTGGTGCGAGTGGGCGCTCCAGCACGACGTGCCGCCGGAACTTGTGGCGTTCATTCGCTTCCGGCCGCAGCTCCTCTCCGACTGGAAGCCCACCAATGACATCGTCAACGGCCCCTGCCCGCGCACGGTCGCGCGGATGGGCCAGTTGTACGCTGCCGGGGTCCGTACCTTGGAGCCGCTTGCTGGTGCGGTGGGCCAGGGATTCGCGACTGAATTCCTTGGTTTCATCCGGGTGTGGCAGAGCCTGCCGAGCATCGACGGCATTCTGATCGACCCCACGAGCGGCAACATTCCGGATTCGCCCGCCGCGCTTTATGCGATAGTCTCTGCTCTCTCCGGTCGTGCCACTGCGGCCAATGCCGACCGGATCGTGCGGTATGCCCGGCGCCTGCCCGAGGAGTTTGGCGTGCTGTTGGTTCGCGATCTCATCCGCGTCTGCCCGACCGCAACCAGCTGCAAGGAATTCATTGCGTGGGCGACCGAGCACCAGGACGCCCTTTCGTAGGTCACAACCGAATAGGAGATTTACCATGAACGGCGCATTAAATGAACGTGCGATGCTGGCGAACCTTTCGATCGGTAGCTGGGAAGGTCGTAAGAAGGACAAGCAGATAACCGAGGAGACCGTTAAGGCGGCCAAGGCCGAGCGTGATGCTGGTGCTTGGTGGACGAGAACCCTGCCTCCTCGGTTGTTCAAGCGCATCCAAGCGGCCATTAACAACGGCCGCTCGATCCACCGCAAGTTGACGCTCCCCTGGGACGACAGCGGCACTCGCATCCTCCCCTCCAAGATGTTCATCGAGTACACCAAACTGCTGAGGGAGGCGCGGGCGGAGTTTGAGTCGGCGGTGAGTGAGTTCGCCAAGGAATACCCCGCCGCGGTTCAGGAGGCCGCCAAGCGCCTTGGCAAACTGTACCACCCGGATCAATTCCCCAAGGAGGTGCGCCACAAGTTCTACTGGGAAGTGAACTTCACGCCGCTGCCTGATGCAAAGGACTTCCGCGTTGACCTGGGCGCCGAGGAGACCGCCCAGGTGCGGGAGTCGATTGAGAAGAGTGTTGCCGAACGTATTGCAAAGTCGAGCGGTGACTTGTGGGCGCGGTTGTTCGACGTCGTCTCTCGCGTGGCCGAGAGACTTGCCGAGCCCGATCGCATCTTCCGTGATTCGATGATCACCCATGTTACGGAGCTGTGCGACCTTCTGCCGCAGCTCAACGTCACCGGCGACGCCAACCTCGAGCGCTTGCGGAAGGAGATCGCAACCAAGATCGCGAAGTGCAAGCCCGACGATCTGCGGAACGATCAGGAGCAGCGCGAGAAGACGGCCAAGGCGGCCGCTTCCATTCTGGATCAGATGAAGGCATTCATGCCTAAGGAGATGCAATGACACCGGCAACAAAGTTGTCCCACGCGCGGACGCACCTGCTGCTGGATCAGCCGTTCTTCGGAACCTTAGCGATGCGGCTGCCTCTGGTTGAGGACCCGGGCATCGAGACCGCCGCCACCAATGGCAAGATCATTCGCTACAACCCGTCATTTATTGACGGGTTGGCGGATGCGGAGATTCAAGGTGTGCTCGCGCATGAGGTGATGCACATTGCCAACGGTCACTGCTGGCGGCGCGGTGGCCGAGACATGAGTGATTGGAACGTGGCAGCCGACTATGCGATCAACGGCATCTTGGTTGCTGCCGGCCTGAAGTTGCCGCAGGGGTGCTTGGTTGATCAGAGGATGACTCAGTCCGCTGAGGAGATTTACAAGCGGGTACATCAACCCAAACCAAACACTTCTCAGCAGCAAGGTGCTGGAACCTCCTCACAAGGCTCCGGCGAGTCGAGCAACAAACCCGCACCCAGTAATCAAGGAACCGATACCGAGCCCGCCACGCCCTCCACCCATGGTGAACCACAGAACCGCACTGGCGGAACAAGCCAGCCTAACGCCTCGCAAGGCGATCCGGGTGCTAAGGGCCCGGATTCACCTCCCGACCCGGGTAAGTGTGGTGCGGTTGAAGACGCACCAGACGACTGTGAAGGTGGAGCTGACGAAGCGGAGTGGAAGGTTGCGGTCGCTCAGGCGGCGATGGCCGCTAAGTCGCAGGGCTTGCTGCCCGCTGGGCTGGCACGATTGGTGGATGAGTTGATTAACCCCCGGGTCCCTTGGACAACTGTGCTGCGGGACTTCATTGAACGCTCGGCCAGGAATGATTACAACTGGACGCGGCCGAACCGCCGCTACCTCCAAGCCGGGTTTGTGCTTCCCAGCCTCATCTCAGAGGAATTGCCTGCCGTGGTCATTGCAATTGACACCAGCGGGTCGATTGGTGTCAGCGAGTTGAACCTGTTTGCCGCTGAAGTCTCTGCGGTGCTGGCCTCCTTTGACACGACGATCCACTTGGTGTGGTGTGATGCTGCTGTGGCTGGCACTCAGGAGCTGACTCGCGCTGACCTGCCGCTGAAACTTACGCCCAAGGGCGGCGGCGGGACTGACTTCCGACCGGTATTCAAGTGGGTTGAGCAGCAGGGCCTCACACCCGCCTGCCTGATCTACCTGACGGATATGTATGGCACGTTTCCTGATAAGGAGCCGGGTTACCCAACCCTCTGGGTGAGAACGACTGACCGCCCCGCCCCATTCGGTGAGGTGGTCGACTTGAAGTAAGGCCGAAAGGCTCCGCAGATCGCGGAGCCTCTGCCCGTGATGCGGGCACTGATGAGGCCAGAACGCCTTGCAAAGGAGAATGCGATGTCGAAGTATGTGATTGAGAACGTGGTCGTCAGTTATACTCCCGGGTCGGTCAGCGATGACGGCATGACTGAGACGCGTGAACACTTCACGGCCGCCTGCCCGCTGGGCGACAAACCAATCGGGTTCATGGCCAGTGGACTGTCGGAGGATGACGCGGTCTGCAAGCTCCGCGAGAAGTATGCCGAGGCGATCAACGCCGGCAAGGTGCCGGGCATCGATGCTCCAGCTGACGACCACCGCAAGGTGTATGGTTACGAAATCGACTCCGGCCGCATCGTTCGCATTGAGTATCCGGCTGCGGTTCTCGAGAAGGCGCTGGCGGATGAGCACAAGGCCGCTCTGAGAATGAATGAGGCCTTTGATCGCGACGCGCGGGTGAGGGTGGTTGAGGAGCGGTACAAGCGGGAGAAGGAGGCGTACCTGGCCGGCATATCGACGAAGGGCATCTCCTTCGGGTTGGAAGCCGACGGCGCCATCAAGGTGTGGGGGATGAGTGAGTACAATCCCCATATGCGGAAGTCTGAGTATGTCTTCAAGACGCGGACGTTCCCGAGGAACAAGGCTGGCTCCTGGAGCTGGGCCAAGATCCGCGATCACATCCGGTTGATGAGCAACCACATCGAGGCTCGCGAGAAGGGCGAGGCGGCTCGGAGCGCCGTACGCGACAAGGCGCAGGAGATTGCCAATCGGTTGGGCTTCGATAAGTACAGTTCGGCCTGGCAGCCCGGGCAGAAGTGTATCCAGTTGAATGTCTTTGTTGCGGTGGAGAAGTTTGAGGAGGTCGTCAAGGCGATTCGCGCGTGCGGCGTTGTGCTGAAGTGAGGGTGTGATGGGCAAGTGGATTGAGAACCCATTCGGGTCCGGTGGCAGCAGGTTGGTCTCTGCCTGGTTGAAACTTAGCACCCACATTCCAATCAGAGCGAGAGGAGATGCGGACATATCGTACCTGGTTCTCGTAGCGGGTTTGAAGGTTGGTACCGCTCCGGACTATGCATCTGCTTGTCGCCTTGCGGAGACCAAGGCGAAGGAGATGCTGGAAGAGGCGCTTGCTGAATTGAAGGAGAGCACATGAAACTCACACTGACGGACAATGAAGGCACCGTGCTTGGGCAGTGGCCCATCGCAGACGTAATGCCTGTTGGGAAGTTTGAGGCCCTCCTGGCTCATGCCCTCTCCTCGTCGGATCTGGACATGAGCCAATGTGAGGAGTGCTCGGGCTTCTTCCCCTGGGCGAATCTGTTTTGTGATGATGTGAACGGTGAGTCCTACTGCGGGCCGTGCTGGATCAAGAAGAACAAGGAGACAGGCAATGACTAGCGTGATGAAGACGGTGGCACGGACTGGGATCCACACCGCTGGGCGCAGTGAAGTCTACCTGGTGGCGGACGCCTCGACACTTGGGTTGGCCCCGGGCGAATGGCCGGAGACGCTGGCGGTGCTGAAGAAGGATCGCTGGTCGCGAGACGTGGACCTGTTCACCAAGCCTTATCCGATCATGCACGAAGGTCGGTTCATTGGGATGAGGTACCAGGGTGCGGATGGCGTGGTGTTGGAAGTGCTGAACGACTAGGCCGAAAGGTGCGTCACTCGACGCACCTACAACCGTGATGCGGTTGCTGATGAGGCCAGAACGCCTTGCAAAGGAGAATGCGATGAGAGACTTCTGGTGCAGAAATGAATTGGTGGCGAGGGCGGTGGCGCGAAGCCCCCGCTTCCGCCAGTTGGATCCAAAGGTTGTCAACACCGAGGCAGACTGGTGTGTTCGTGCTGACGTCTCAAAGGAGACTGATCTGGTTTTGGCGGGTTTGGTGGCCTATGTGGATGGCATGAACCAGGGTTGGCTCCTGCTTTACAGCCGCGTCAGGATTGTGATCCCGGCGATCGACGCCCTCACGCGGTGCGGTGAAGTGCTGAAGGTGGAGTGACATGGAGATCACGAACAGGATCAATGTCCCCAAGATCTTCCTGCGTCGTCTGGTCACCTGGGTGATGCGGGAGGTCGGGGGGTATGCGAAACACAGACCGATCGACCATGTGAACAAAATCACTTTCATCACAGGCGCGGTAACTCATTGCAACCATAGAGGATTTACAGATGACCCACTGGTGGTATATGTGGCGAAGGGCGGGTATGAGTTTGAGCGTTGGTTCCCGGTCGTCTGTTTGATGTTCGCTGCCTGTAAACCCACTGAAGTACCAACCGGCCACTTGGGCCCCTACAGGACTCCAGCGTCAAAGAAGTTCTCCGAGCAAGGCCGCGAGCTGATTGAGCGGTGGCGGAACTTGGTGCCGAAGAAGGACTCAAACAAGAAGCGAAAGCTCAAGGTAGAAAACGCCAAGCGGATGGTGGTCTCTTGGCAGCGAAAGACGAAGTTGGCGGCGACGAAGTTGAAAGTTTGGAAGCGGCGCCTCGCCGCAGCAGAGCGGGCGTTGGCAAAGGCGACGCTTGATGACCTCGCTGACCGCGAGGTCCCGAAAGGAGAATGACATGATTGAGGTGACGTTGGTGCCGGCGGATGGCAAACCAATTCCGGTGGAGCCCCGCCGCACGATGGTCTTTGTTGGTTCCTGCCTGCTGAAGAACAAGAAG